TAAGACCCAAGGCGGAACTAACAACTGCATCAACGCGAATAATATCATGGTTCATTGTCTTGACTCGGTTGTCGAGTCCCATAATAATACCCTGCATTCCCTTGAGTGCTTTAACAACGCTCTCGAGAATGTAGTTGATAACAAAATATACGAAGACACCCGCAAGTAAAGCACCTGCGATTGGGAATCCCACATCTCCGATCAATTTAAATATAGCATCGTATGTCATACGATTATTTATAAGAAGTTATCTTATAATGTCAATTTTTCCAATTGAGTCAGCATTCCAAACCTCTAAGTCGCGTCGTAAACGACCTTCTGCAACCAGATTATCATATCTAGACGTTGCCTTACGCTTCCACCACGAAATAATATTATCCATATAATGTTTATCAAAGTTTTGTCCAGGAATTAACTTATCCTGCTTACCGAGAATAACTTCTTTGGAATTTTCATACCCGTATGTTGAAATATAGAAACGTTTCTTAGTAGTAATGTCTTTATTTAGTTTGAGAGCATCGCAGAATACAGAATAGTATTCGGAGTCATGTTCTTTCAGGGATTTACTGATGATGCTATTCATCTTATTCTGCATCTTCATCTTATATGATGCTACACCGTCGCGACCAAACAATGGCGCTCCGCCGTTTTTCTCGTAGAACCATTCCATGGTCTCATCCCAGAAATCGTCTGAGAAAGAGAGAACAAAATTACTAAGAGTGTCGCCTGTATAACGAATGAACGGTTTTAGTCCATCATACTGAGATGCTTGCTTGATGCTGCCATATAATGAAGTGGTTTCAAATAGACAAGTGTCCATGTTATACTTCTTGTTAAACATCTCGCGAAACTCGTGCGAGGTGCAAAGAAGTGCAAGAAGTTTACCACCCAGATAATTAAATCCGAACGGTTGAGCAGGAACAATGATGAAACCCATCACCGCATGCTTGTTGAACGATTTTAGATCGGGAACTTGCCCGAACCATTCATTGCGTGGACGTGAATTGATAAAGGGACTGGCGACGCGACAGAATCCTACGTGCTTACCCGTATTCTTTTCTCTTACGATAAACTTGATTTCCTTCCCGAACGAATTTTCATTACAAAAGGAAGAAGTGATTTCTACCATTGTCGAGAATTCGCTCGGGGAAGGTTCATAGATCTCAAGATCCATGTCTTCAGGGTGCATATTAAAGTCGGAGAACAAATTGTTCTCGGGTTCAAACCCTGGAAGAGAGTGTGGAAGGGTTTTTAACCGCTCCAGTTTTTTCATGCGCATGTGGTCGTCAATACGACCATAATTTGACATGTAGTCAACGAATCGTTTTGCGATGTATTCTGCGTCGTGTTTTTCTAATATCATTTAACCAGTATAAAGCATTTTTTTGATAAAGTCAATGATTTTTTGCTGATCATCAAAAGATTCATTAAGAAACTCGGTCATTTCCATCTGAAGAACGAAGTTGGAACGAATGTTATTGATTTTACTTTCGCGACCCTTCAACCAAGTCTCGTCTTGGTTACTACCACGTTCTGCGTAGCGAACATTTCGAGTTTCCTTCGTGGTTTGTAGATAAACGATACTGGTGTCATACTTATCGACACATTCCTCTAGGAATGAACCTGTGCAAAGACGATCGCCCTCGAAAAGAACAATATCTGTAGCAGCGCGAGATGCAAGAAACTTCACTGCCTCTGGTTGAACTGCCATCGACATCTTGTCAGTGCCACCGAAGACTTCACCTTCTTCATACTTACCCAGAACGTAAATGTTGTCCTTGTTATGATAGGGAACCAACTTTACATCAGTCTTCACTTCACGGGAAATGCCAACCTCGTCTAGCAAACGCTTCATAAGGGTAGACTTACCGCTTCCAGGTTCACCGAAAATTGCAATTACTTTCATCCAAATAAATCCTCTAATCCAACTGATTTCTGTTCAACATCGAACATCCAATTCATTCTATCTAGTGTTCCAGATCGAACGTATTCACCACACTTGTCCTTATTAACACCATATCGCGAAAGCAGTCGAGAGTCAAGTGTTTCTTCGCGAGATTGCCATAAAACATTCCACTCAATACCATACCAACCGTCTGCTGCTACCTTATTGATCTCGTCTGCTTGACGATCTAGATAAAAACCTAGATATCGCGACGACCTTTCTCGGAAGATTTTCTTGAACGAGCAAAGACAGGTTTCCATAGTAAATGCGTCGAACTGTGGTGCAAGAGTTGGATACCGATGACGCAATTCATCCAGAATCGACTGAGACTCAGCTTCCAACCACTGGTATTCTTTCGGGGTGAGTTTACCATTAATCCATTCTTCCTTATTAAGAGCATAACAGAGACCATTGCGGTGCGACTTGCTACCTGAATAGTCATTCAGCATTAGACTGGTAGGTTCAATCTTAATTCCTGCAGTATGCTTTAGATGCTGCATATAGAACCAAGTCGTATAACGACCGAACTTGTGATAATTGGTATTGATAACCTTCCAAAGATTATCGAAGTTTTGCTGTTCATTATCGCCGTAGTGAGATTCTAGAACTTCACGCTGCGATTTCTTGCCCATAAACTTCTGATACGACTCGAACATAGAAGGCAAATGCCCTTTATTGTATTTCGTATCTGTTTGATAACGAAGTCTTTTATAGTTTTCGTTATTCCACCATGTAATACGGTCTACAGTCGCAAGTTCGTAGTCTGGGAACTCATTCTTGAGCACCCAAGATGTTGGAAGGTAATAGGTGTTACCGTATAACCAGCACAACCAAATACGTTCTTCGTCATTGTGTTCATATCGCTTATTGAGGTAGTTGGTCTGCCAGACCGAAGGATCGCAATCCTTGTGACTAACAGACCAAGCATACCAGCGAATGAACAATTCGCGATTATTCATTCAACATAATCTTCTGCAGCAATCCACTCACCAGTTTCCTCGTCATGATACGAGTCGGTTTTTTTATCGTAATAGTGCGTAATCTTACCATCATCATATATTGGAGTAATGGTATTGCACTCGTCGTATGCTGGAATTTCCATATCAATTTCTGTCATCATGTTTTTGGTAAATGAATCTAAAAGAATAATTTTAAGATTACATCTAGGATTCATTCTTTTAACTGATGCAGTTAGTTTTTTAAAATATGTATCCCAATTCTCATAATCTGTTAATCCAGCGTGATGCGTAATGATTACACCATCCCAGATATCCGCCTGTCCCATCTTATTTAGAACACCACCAACACCAGCATTATAAATCGCACCAGAGGTTACTGTAATACTGGCATGATTAGGATACTTCAAGTCAATTTCTTTTTGAATGTGAGTTAGATCAGTTTTAGAGTATATCTGGTAATTCATCTCAGCAATTGCCTGATCAGTTTTAATTCGCTCAATCGCCTTCTTCAAATTAGATGAAATGACTGCCCGTGTCCAAACAGGATCGAATTGATGCGTTACGCTTAACTTAAACTTATCGCTCTGCAGTAAAGTAAATTTATCGTCGTCAAGATCCTTGAGTTTCTTCGCATAACTCTGGATGATTGCACGCTGGCAGTCAGCAGGTGTATTCCCCTTCTTCTTAAATGGTTTATGATTTGCTAGGTTTCCGTAATAATCGATTGTGCAATCATCGTCATCAAAATCACTGCTATTGATATAGATGACGGGTGCGCTAATCCAACCTGCATCAAGCGCCGCACGAGAAGTATGGTTCCCATCAATAATTAATTTTGTTCCGTCTGGATATACGACAACAACAATCGGTTGAACATGTTTTCTCGCCTCAGCAGGATCAGACCGCATCTGGGTTGCAATTTCATCAACATGTGCAGGATCATACAATTCTGCACGAACCTGATTGTGTCCAAATTCTGCAATTACGGTAATGGGTTCTTCAATTGTCGTATAATAACCGTTCTTAACCAACTTGAGAATTTTCTTAGCAAGTTTTGTATTAGCAAGAGCAAAAACATCAACAGGTTTCGGTGCAGGTTCAATACCATTGATCCAATCGATACCAACCTTAGAATGTTCGACAGTAATTATGGACATATCTAAAATACCTCCATCACCACCACCACCATTACTGGAGTTATACCACATATCATTACGACGAGCATCAGCAGATTTTAGTAGATACCGCTCAAGGATAATAGCAATTCTGGCAGAACCAAAATAAAGAATTGTTCTACGAAGATGACCTAATGACCATGCTCGTTGAAGTTCTGGATTTTTAGAAGAGAAAATATATCCATCATCAACATCTGCGCTCTTACGAAATCCGATATAACGCTTGCCAGTTACAAAGTCATACCAACCATAAACATATCCTTTGGTCTTAGCAGAAATTGTAGATAATAGTTCTTCTATCTCATAATCACAATCGTCAAAACTAGAAACTTCCTTGATTTGCGGGGTGCGTGTCATTGCCATAATATAAAAAATCCTTCATAATTTAGACAACCATTATACTAAACTTTAGGGGAAAAGTAAAGGGTTTTCTTCAAGTTTCGCAAATACTTTTACGCATCCGCCTTTACCCTTTCTAAACACTGCTTTGTTAATGACAGTATCGTTGATGTCATACAGACCATCTTGGTAGGTTGGACCGTTGAGTTTGAACATGGACAGTTGACTGCCTGATTTCTGCTCACCGAGGAAAGTAAATCCACATTTCTCGTAGAATTGGACTGCATCTGCTTCTGCAGAAACTCGGAAGTATGCAGCGTTGTATCGATGCGCCTCAGCAATAGCAAAGTCACACAACGTCCTGCCAACACCCTTACCACGCGAGGCATAGAATGTGTGAAGTAACTGCAGGTTGGCAATGATGGGAGTTCGCTTAGAGAATGATACGATGATAGCGCCGAGAAGATTATCATCTTCCCAGACGCCCATACAGTTATCCCAGAGTTCTTGCATGTCTGCCTTTGCGACAAAAGTCTTTGCAAAGGAATCTTGCTTCTGAGTTGTAATGTGTTTACTAAATTCTTCGCGACTGGTTCGACGCAACCTAGACAACATCGTGGAATTCTCGCTTCTTCTCACCGCGAGACTTGTCATACTTGGTATTAATCCAACCAGCGTATTCGTTAAGATCCCAGATGAATGGAGGGAAGTCAAAGTCGTAGTAATCTAGGATTTCCCTTACACTCGCCCAACTGCCATTCAATGCAGCATCAATAAACGCAGTCGCGAACTTGAACTGATCTTCAATCTGCTTACGATCGGTAGTTGAACGGAAGCAACGGAACTCAATCGTACCAGTATGCTTCATGCAATACATGTTGATCGCATAACGGAAAGGACGACCCATGGAAACGCCATCTTTACCTGCTGCATGCATCTTAATAAACGAATCGAAGTCAGTTGCAAGGTTAGCAATGTTATCACACATGTAATCAGGCATCTCACGACCACCGTCAAACTTGAGATATGTCGTAGCACCCTTTGCTGACTTCATACCACCACCATCGCGGAACTGATAACACGCTTCAATAGTGTCTTTCTGGTTTGCCTTGATAAACGCAGTAAGACGCTTCAGTGCATCAATGTCATCTTTCAGACCTGGAACAAAAACGTGAAGGTGTCCATGGTTGACGCAGGATGCAGTTGGTTCGTTGCCGAAATCGACAAACAACTCATGAATTTGCATGATGCGATCAACCTGCTCCTCCCACGTGCGAGTTGGTTTGGTATTAATCTCGCCACCAAAAGGAGGTTCCACCCCCAATGGGTCACACGCGACAAAACGATACGGTTTGTGAATGTTTACAATGTCAGTTTCCGCAAACTCCCATGCACCAAGTTCTTCTGGAATCTCAACACGACGATCTATGTCCCCCCACTCAATTTCGTACCCATAAGTGAAGTCTTCAGTATCATATTTCATATTTACCATATTGCAAGTCCTTATTATTAGTATTTACTGCTGTTTCAGTAATTTCACCATCAGAAACAGTATAAACTATATTCATGTCACAGTCAATAGTTTTTTCTACACCTGCACGATTAAAAATATCATGAGTAGAAGCAACAATTACGCCATTTTCAGTTCTATACTGTGTAAGTGGGCGTTTACCATTGCGGTAGAAGCGAAAAATCTTGTCAGAATGAACTTCACACGCTGAAATTGACGCATCAGGCCAACGTTCAAGTGGATTTTCACCATTTTCAACGGTTTTTAGCAAAAGTTCGCTGTCATTTCGGGTTTCAGTCGCGTAAGAACTAATTTTTGACCAATTTTCGGGTAATTCTTGTGTAATTACACCGTTATGCACGATTGCAACCTTGTCAGTGAACAATGGTTGGTTAAATTCTAGGTCTGAAGTGCTATAACGACAGTGTGCAACCATATAAAGGTTGCCATCTTCATTCAACATGCTATACATGTCAATGCCAGCAAGGAATTCATCCGCTGGAAGTGGTGCTTTGATGGTAAAGATTGTGTTTTTGCGAACAAACGACACACCTGTTGCGTGTAACCCCCGAATACGAGACTCGGAGATAACACGCTTCAGAAGCATCATGTCTTCAGCGTTGGGATTTTGAAGAAATGCGCCGACAACACCGCACATTAGAACAAATCCTCTAGTGAAGACTCCACCTTGAACGCTGCAGGGTGGAACTTTTCTACAATTTCACGACCCATCTTACCTTCGAGGTATTCATACCACTCAGGTTCGTCCCACATTCCAGGCGAAACGCCATTCCAGAGTGGGCGATAGAACTTGTGGTTGCGATCCATTCGACGATCGGTTACAAACTGTTCGCGAGTCTGCTCATATTCCCATGGTCCAAGATCTAGCATTGCTTCGCGGAAATAGCAAACCAACGAAATGCGTTCAGCATCTGGAGTATCTAGAACAATCTCAGTATTAGCATGCATAATCTCGTGATTGTTAACAAGCAAAAGATCTCCTGGACGAACGTTCACTGCCATACGATATTCTGGGAATACCAGATAACCACCAGTATAGTTACCCTTACCAACTACCAGAAGATTCGACAATCCGCTATCTAGATCGCCAGCATCTCGGTGACACGCAGTGCGGAAAGTCTTGTTGACAGTAATGGTGGTAAACACTGTCTCGGGAACGAGGAAGCGAGGGTCCAACTTGTCTGCCGCTGCTCGTTGATTACCCCAACGCCACGGTAGGAGTTCCTTAAAACCTCTGTCTAGAGACTGGAGGAACGGGAACGAAAGAGCAAACTTCTCTGGTTCGTCACGAGTATACGAAGTAGCACGACCGAAGGGAATACGAGGATAACGGTCGAACCAACCAGCAACGCCAGAGAATACTGACTTCGCATAGTTAGTCTGCGAAACCCACTTAGTGGCAATCATCTTCGCTTCTTCTGCGCACTGCTCCTTGGTCTTATTATGAAGACCGTCGACCCACTTATCGAACCAACCGAAGTATTCGGGATATGTCTTACAGACCTGACTGCGCAACCAGACCTGTCCTCGAGTCTCGTCCTCGGTAGAACGACCTGCGCCTTCATACTTCTTACGGATAGACTCAATGGAAAGGTCGTCAATCAAACGTCCATCGGTATTCATCAGGAAGTCTAGAACCTCGAGTTCGTAACTGGTAACCCAATCACGCCCACCACGACCCTCTACGCCAAGAAGTTCTCCGCGAGGTCCAGCAGCGAGTCCACGATTCTGGGATTCTTTTGCTGCCTCGCGGAGACCGATGTATGCGGAATCTCGTTCTTCCTGCGTAAACCAGTTCTTACGAAACTTGAACGCAATACGCTGTTCGTCGCCAAGACTTGGAGAACCGAATACCGATTCCATGTAGCAGTCTGTGTCTTCATTAATAACAATGTCATAATGACTGTCATCAACATATTGACCGAGCAAATGCTCACAGTCAAGTTTAGACTCAGCAACAATAATTTTTACCATAATATCTCCAAAACTTTTCTTACATTATATGTAGGCAACTTTAAATACTACTATACTAGATTTCTCGACAAATGTCAAGTCTTTTTCAGCACATCGTCAAAAGAAATCGGCGTGTAGTTAATCTGCTCCACGCATACACACAGGTAGCGAGGGTCTGGTTCGGTAACAAGTCCAGTCATGTAACCATGAACCATGTTGGTTCTTGTATGCATGATCCGATTACCATGCAGGTGACCGTGGACGTTGCGCTTGAACCGCTCACCTACACAGTCTGGGTGAAGAGGAATATGAGACAGGATGAACTGATCCACAAACACGCGAACGCCATGAATCTGCTCGAACCCTGCCCCATAATAATCCTTATCCTTGTAAATGTCATGATTTCCACGGATAAGGATTTTCCGCCCATTCAGACGCTTCACTGTTTCCAGATGGCGTCGGGCGATTACTACATCCCCAAGATGATACACTGTATCTTGCGGACGAACTGTCTTGTTCCAGTTGTCTACCATTGCCTCGTCCATCTCCTCGGTGGAGGTGAAAGGACGGAGAGGACTACCATCCTCTAGGGTAAACTTTTCCCATGTGCTGGTATGTCCAAAATGGGTATCACTGATTAGAAATCTAGCTGGCATTTTGCTTTCCGTTGTATATTCGTGTTGCTTCTACACTGAGCGACAATACGGCAGTTGCATTGATACGACAAGCGATGTTCAAAACAATCCACTTAGCGATGTATGCAGTGATACGTTCTTTGCGACTTAAATTCATCATGCTGCCTCCTGTGCTGCACACCACTTGTGATAAAGACCGACTTCGCGACCATATGCCTCGATCTCCCAAGGAGAATCGAAATAGGCATCTTCCTTGCCCTTTGGTTTCCAGATTTGACCCATCCACTTGCTGTAGATTTTGAGACCACCACGAGCAGCGACCGCATGACCAGTCGCGAGTTCGTTCTTCGCGTGTTGCTTGACGTGAACCATCTCGTGACCAAGAACCTTGATCATTTCATTCACGTCTTGGTTCTTGAGACCGATCGTGAACCAGCGAGGGTTCTTCGTGCCGTCCTCATCGACGCACTCACCTTCGAGGTCAAAGTTTTTCCAAACTTCGATATCTAGTGTCAGATTTTGAACCATACGAGGGTCCATCAGTTGCGCTGCAAAAAACTCTGCTGCTTTAATCAACTTCGCTTTCTCGGCGCGACGACCAATCATTCCCGTTACTGTGATATTCATATTCAATTCCTTCATAACCAATACAGACAGTATACCCCAAAACGCAACAGAAGTCAAGCCCCTATTAGGTCGTCGAGCACAATATTAATTATTTCTTCGAAGTCATCATCAGGGTGAAGGCGAGTTCCTGCCCAGACATTCATCATAAGTCCATCAACATATTCACGGAGTTCTTCACCATGAGTACCAGAGACGCATTCATAGATGTAGTCAAAGGCATCAGGTGCAATGGCGAGAGCATCAAGTATTTTTTGTTCAGTCATAATTAAGTTCCTTTTCATATTATATACACAGTATACCCTAAAACGGAACAAAAGTCAAGCCCTCATTTGTCTTTTTTCAATTATATTTTGTCCAAAAAACGAGAAGCAACCACTTCGTTCCACTCTCTCCCTGGATGCATCAGGTCTCGACCCTCAATGCGATTGATCGTTAAATCACCACTAACATTCTCCATTGGCATCTCTATTAGCGGAACGCCAATGCTATTACAGATGGTCTGAACCCCCATCACGTTCTTCAACTGATTCATCTCTGCGTTAGCAGGGTGCGACAACCAACCATGGTAAAATTCGTTAATCTTGGCAGTAACAGAATCTGGTAGATACGATGCATTCGGCATAATATTCAGAATATGGTTATCCAACACGATTTCCATCCTCCCTACTTTGGGTGTTAGCATCATAACATACTTCGGACGCAATAGTGGAATCCAGTGGTGTGCCAAACGAAAACACGTATCCGACGACCCCGCTCCTATACCAAGGTTATAATGACGAAGTCCAAGGCTACTCGCTACTTTATACGTCCAACTACTTTCTAGATCTACACCTATCCCTGCAGTAAGGGAACACCCAAGGAAAAGCACAGAGTCGTTCGGTTCGTAAGTAAACTCCTCAGACCGAAACCCATCTTTATTGAATGTGTAAGAAATACTGTCTCGCGTCCATCCATACTCCTCTAGCAATGCTCGTTTTGCTGGGTCTGCCATGTTGGCATCAAAACGGTCTTCAGAGTCAGACTGACTCCACTTTACCGTCTTGCCTGTATGTCCGAGGTTTATACTATACCAACTTTGTCCGTAACTCTTACTCATTTAATTCCTCCATTGTTTCCACTCCTCTACTGGAACCCTCTCCCGAGTTGCCATCAATTGGTTATAAACCTCAACGCATCGTTCCAAGTCCTGTAGAGTGTATACCGAATTCTCCACATAAATCTCCGCTGCAGTTGTAGGATAGTGTCGCGTATCTGTTCGAACAGACTGCACCTGCATAGTATCTATCCTAGGAATATACTGCTCTAGGTCGTAGAAATCTATGATACGAAAGTTAGCATCAATAAAGTCAATGGTGCGAAACCTATTTACTTCTAGATTGTGTAGATACGGTGCGGAATGTCGAGCAAACTCCTCGAGTCGTAACTTTGGTGGTCCATTGCATAAGAATGGCATAGAGGAAACAACACGGTCTATGGGGTTACGAAGAACCAATATGGGATTGTGGTGCATCATCCAATCCCGCATTCCAAACCCGTGTGGTGTTTCCTTTTTAAAGTAGTTAAACATGTTGGTAGACCCACAGCGAAGGTTTGCCATGACAGCACAATTACGATTGCAATGGATAAACATGTTGAACCTTTTAGAGTCCTAATCTGGCCGCAAAAAAATTAATTCGGCATTATATAGGAAAGTGTGTAGCGGGAGAGCGATTGCGTTTTTGAGACGATGTTAAAGCAAGTCGGCGCTTAACCCCTCGTGCGGCTCGGGTACCTTGTCCAACTTTCCATAGCTCACTTTCTCTGGAGAGAGTACTGCTACCTCACTTACACGCCACGTGGGACGCGAAGGAGGCGCATGACGTCTTTGTCAAGATAGTCACCCAAGGCAGTCCACTGACGGAAAGCGACACACTCGGTCATTCGAGCAGCGCAACGGTCGATGTTAGCACAACCTTCACAGGGAACATCGCGGACGTTCTCTGGGGTGTTCAGGGGAAGGAGGGCATTCGCCGACCGACCCTTGAGGTAATCTTGTTCACAACCAACGGAGAAATATTCGGTATTCATAATAACTTTTTCCTTTTCATATTATATACCCAGTATACCCTATTTTTGGGATAAAGTCAACAGCTCATTTGCTCTTTCCTGAATTAATTTCAATTATCCTGTCCCAATTGATATTGTACGGTAATTTTAGGTCTCTAAACTCTATGAGTTGTGCTACCTTGTCTTCCGCTTGTTGATATATCTTGTAAACGTCTGCTAGTGTGTATTCGTAAGCCATAATTTAAACCTTTCTTTCAAAGACGACATAGTCAGTATACCTCGATTTGCTGTGGAAGTCAACACTTTTCTTCATCTTATTACAAATAAAATGATCCCCCTGCCATTGCTGACAGAGGGACCATGGGGTGCACAGAGAGGAAAAGGAAAGGAAACTCCCTATGCAGCAAACTCTTGGTCGACCCACTCTTGGCGACGAGCATCAGCACGTTTGTTGTATGCATTCGCTTCGACCTGCTGATTGGTGAAGTCGACGATGTGGGTCAGTTCGTCCACACCCTTGTCTGCGATGTCCGCGAGACATGCAGAGAGATACCCGAGAACGAAGGAGTTGTTGCCATCACCGAGAGTGCGGAGATTGACGAACAACTGGTCGACCAGATCCTTGGTGGAGTAGACACGAGTCACAGCAGGGTGGCAGTAGTTTACAGAATCAGTCATAATTACATGCTCCAGTAGGTTTCAGAGGAAGGATCGCAAGCGAGAGGAGTATTGACAGGGATCTTTACTTCCTTGCCAGACATCAGCGAGGTGACGGTCTTGGTGGTAAATTGTCCCAGATAGAACGCTTCAGCGAGAGCATCGCGCTTCAGACGGTGGGCATTGACCATTTCATTGCCATTCTTCATCACGAGGTAGACGCCATTCATTTTTTCAACGGTAAACATAATCAAGTTCCTTTTCTTAGTATTACCATTCTACCCCAAAACGTGCCAGAAGTCAACACTTTTCTTGCTTCCCGACAACTTTTTTTTGTGCGGGTGTCGCGGTCAGTGGCGAAGTGTGAGTGGACTAAGACGAACCTCGACACACCCCGACACGCCCCATTTCACTCCATTCGATTCAAGAACAGGACTATGCGTATTTTACACTAAATGTTAGTGATTTTCACTAACTTTTCTTTTTCTTTGGTCTCTTACGTAGTTCTTTCTTCTTATACTCTACGAATGTCATACTGTATTCAGCACCAGATGCCTTGTATTCAGCGTATAATTTCATATTACGAGCAGTATACTTACCTCTATTACTACGTTTACTATATGATAATTCGCGAGATATATCATTTCCTGCATGTTTAGATATCATCTATTCTACTCCAAACAGTTCATCTAATGCTTGTTTCTTCTTTACCTTGGTAATGATACGTTTTCTTTGCTCTTCTTCTAATAATCCAGATGCATCCAGCGAAAGGAGGTTATTGAGAGTTTTTCTCTCTTCCACCCATGCATTAAGTTTTTCATCATCATTTAGCATATCATACGTCCAGTCGTCAATACGCTTCTGTAAATCATCAAATGTTCTAGCAGTCATTCTGTTAGATCTTTCCATTCTTGCACGGATATTCTCTCTTTGGTTCTCATAAATTCTTTATAGATTTTTAGTTCTTCTCGCAGATCCTCCAGAGAATATACATCGTTTGGTACATGCACATCCTCTACTACTGCGGTATCATCTATCCGAGTGTTCGTTCTGGGAGACTGAGACAGTTTACTTCTTGGAATATACTGCTCGAGATCGTAGAAGTCAATGATTCGGAAGTTGCATCCTAATAGATTATGCATATATGGACGAGAGTGCAGGATATAGATGGTGTTCGGGAAGGATTTGGAGAGTGGGAGAGAGGATTTCACTCGATCTAGAGGATTGCGAAGGACTACTACAGGATTATGGTGCTCCTTCCAGTTGTCTATAGTGTATTCAGTTGAAGTATATGGAGCAATTCCGAAGTAGTGATACATGTTTGTGTGTCCGCAGCGAGTTTCTGCCATCACAGCAAAGGTGTCCGTGCAGAACAGGAACATATCAGTCTATTACAAATGACCAGAGAGATGTTCCAGAGTAGAACGTCGCCTGTTTGCCCAGCATTTCTTCTAGTCGGTTTACATTCAATTTTACGTCTGGGAACATGCTCAGATAGTCATGTCCGCACAGTAGACCACCACTCTTTAGATTCTTTAGTGCAAACTGGATAATCTCCCAGTCATTGGGATTCTTATGTGCTGCATCGATAAAGAATATATCTGCAGGTTTGTCTACGTATCTCGAGTATGGGAAGTATGGGCAGAGATTTACAATCGGAGTGATGTTGGGGATATCCTTAGTGTTCTCCTGGAACTGCGGATAGAAATCTGCACCTGTGGTTGGGTCAAAGAATGCATCCACGCAATATACATTAACGGAGGGATCGCAGGACTTTGCCCATGCGACTGCACTGCGTCCATACAGACTGCCTACCTCTACGATGACTCCATTCTCTGGGACTGCACTCGCCCATCTCTCGATGCAGCGGAGTTCACTCTCATTCATGTGTCCGTCAATTGTCGTATCATACATTCTTCAACGCCTCCTCTGCTATATTTGCACAGGTGTATCCGTGTCCATGTCCGTGTGAGTGTCCAAATCTCTCGATACGCTCGAGCGCATCTTTGTATCGCTGGAGAGTCTTTTCCGTCTCATTCATGTCAGATACCAGACTTCTTTACCAGATCCTTGTATCCACGCCACGATGGATGGATTTTGTCAGGTTGGACGTAGGAAGTAGAGATAGTGACATCATTGTATTGTGCAGCAATCTGCTTTACGATGGCATTTACCTTGGGTTTACAGAATCCGCTGTTACATGGAGGCATGATCCATACGACCTTCACGGAGCGAATACGATACCGCACCTTCGACAGTTCTTTAAAGGTATTCACACCCTTGTGGTCGTTGGTGCCCAGACTGATTACTACAGTCTTTGCTTCCAGTGGTGTGCTACCCCAGCGTTTGTTCCACTGCCACGTGTTGTATCCACCCTTGGAGTAGGATACGCACTCAGTGGGTGCAAACATCTTGGTGCCAACTGCGATACTGTCACCCATAATTAAACATTCTAACATAATATATTTCCTTTAAAAATGATACTCAACCCAGTAGTAGGCAGTCTTGCCACTAGACCATGTTACCTTGCTGCCGCGATATCGTTTATACGGAACCAGCGGTGATTCAGTTGGTAGTGGTAGTTTCTTCCACTCTTTCTCTGTCATTATTTTACTCCGAACAGTTTGTCTAATGCAGTCTGCTTGTATGTGTCTGCCATGTGCGCATTGAGCGCATCACCTAGATTTTCAGTGTATTCATCGAGGATGACATAATCTGCCGACCTACCTTGGATATGGTGCGACTGATTCTTGTAATTCACCCATGGATCATCATCATAGTGTCCCATTAGATGCTCTGACTGTCACGGTTTTCGTTCATGCGCTTGATGTCAGCAGCACGTTGCTTCTTGAGTTCTTCCGCAGTGGCAACTGCATTCTTCTGCGTGTCATATTCAACCAGTTCAGCACTGGTCATGTTGGACTGTAGATCTGCAATGATAGACTGGAATCGTTGGACTTCGCTGCTCGTAGGAGCATAGCGAGTGACCGACTCGAGTCGAGTCTCGGCGAGTCTCAACTTATCGAATGCATTAAACGTTTCGGCAGTTTTGGTGTTAATCATAATATCAGGCATAATCTAGTTTCCTATTCAATCTTAGAATTACCATTCTACCCTATAATTGGGCAGAAGTCAATAGTTTTCTTCACGTAATGTCAATCTGCACACGCTCAACTTCTGCCCATGGGTCGCTGTGGTTGAACATACCATCTTGGTCGAAGTAGTGTGTTTGCATTTCGAGTTGAACCTTTACAACACGCATTATCCCATTGTCATCTGTCTTGACATATTCCACCACACGGAATTCCTGCCTCTCGGGCATAATGATGGGAATCGGCGGGAGTTGGACAGGTGGTTGGTATGCCCGACGCAGAGGTCTTTGAGTCATCGCTTGTTCTTCCTTTGTTGTTCAATGAAATCTTTGTTACCGACCCATGTGTATGCCTTGTAACGAACAGAGTTGTCTGCGTGGTCCATCTGTTTGGTGAACGAGAAATGTCCATCTTCCATCATCTTCTCTGCCAACTTACCAGCAAGTTCTTTCTTGAGATAATTTTGCAAATCTCCCTCAGACATACCAGATGCGAGAATCCAATCAAGATCATACTTCATGGTATAGTCTAGCAGTTCTCCAGATAGATTATAATCGTATTTGATCGGAGCAGCAGTGATTGATCCGCCCGAGATGCCACTAGACGGAATACGAAGACTGTCCCAGTCCATTGGTCTGAAATTGCTATTGTTATTGTCAATAATTGCCATTATTCTTCAACCCATTCAATCTGGTGTGATGCTACCACTCGCTTGTGGATATTACCACCATCGTCCTCCAGAACAAGTGTCACTGCGGTAGAGTTTACCCGATTGTTCAATGCATGCACGAAATATACCTTGCCTACATCTTCCCAATCGTCACTATTAATCTTGCATCTCATGTTCTGCCTCCGTATCTACAATATGCAACAGATTAGGTGCAGACGAGGCAAAGAATGCTCGATTAAACTGTTGATTGATTGCTGTGTAGTCTGATGATTTTTGTCGCACTACATACTCACTGCGACTGTCATCTGTCCATCTACGTAACTCATACCTCATTGGAAACTCCATCCTCTATCAGTAAATTTCTCTATTCTCTTTGTACTTAAATGGTTTGCATGCTTTGGATTCTTAATCAGCGTCTTGCTCTTGATAGCATCGTACTGCTGACGAGAGATAAACAACTGCTGCGTTACCATATCGAAGTATGGCATACAATGCACAAAGTCGAAAGTCTCGCGTTGTTCCTTACCAGTCATGGTGATTACCTGCAGTCCATTCTTGAACGTAATTGCATTGGGAGTAACTAACTTACCCTTCACCTTTATCTCTGCTATGTATCCAGGAGTAACTCCTGCGACCTCGTTGAGAGTCGGAGTGTCGCTCATTACGAACCTCTCGGCAGCCTGAGCAGTCACAAAATCCTTTAGGTAGACGTCCCAGTCATGGACTTCTTCATATAGGAATAGAGACGCGAAACATCCACCAGTCAAGATAGATTCTTTGAAATATGGATAGGTATCGGTTGGTAGGTCGGATAGTAGTTCGCGCAGTTTCTTCTGCGCGATATCCTTCACGGACTCGATTTCTTTACGTTCAGCGTCAGAGAATGTAGCGATCAAAATAATTTCCTTCATAATATAAACACATTCTACCGTAAATTGGTGGAAAAGTCAAGCGATATTTGGAATAAATCCGAACGTAGATGTTTCTTTTTTGATTGTCGCTGGGATGAGTGCATCTACCAGACTGTTCATATTGAACACCTGCGGAGCGATGAGTGTGATGACATCACACGCAGTAAATGGATTCTGCCCAGACAGAATCTTGACGATCTTGTCGATGCAGTTAAATACAGTGCCGACGATTGGGATTGCCTTGACAAATCCAGGAGCAGCATCGATGAGAGCATGTATCTGTGCAATCAAACTACCGCGGAAAATGCGTCGCGCCTTGTCGATGTAGTAATCGAAGGCATCCTCCAGTTGGTGGAACAGATATTCCTTACCGAAGTGCACCTTGTTCTTCTTGAGTTCAGTCGATATATCGCTTATGCCAATCATACTACCGACGCTACCGAGAAATGGTATACTGATGCCAAGCACTGTATTGATGCCATCATCCAATAGACTCTGCGCTGATAATATCTTGTCGTTGATCTGTTGCTGCGCTTCTTCCTTCGCAATCTCGGATAGATTACCGTCAGCAATGGACTCTGCTAATGTCTTTGCGCTGGTAATCTGACTGGCGACAGATGTCTTAATAGAATCAAGAGATGCCTTGATGGCAGTCTCGATAGCAATTGTTGGATCGACACCACTTAGCACTGCCTTGATTGCAGTACCAATAACTGGGATATTCTCTAGCAGACCGACGATTGCATTGATAGCACTACCAATCCAGTCGTTGAGAGTCTTATTCAACCAGTCTTGTGCCTTCTGCCATACCTCTTCCGCAGTCATCTCTGGAACATTAACGCCAAGTTTACCATCAAATCGATACGACAATCCAAGGATAGATGCTGCTGATGTAATGTTGCTGGCAATTGCTGCCTTGATGGTAGCATTACCAGATGGCGTGAACATGTCACCAACTACAGCGCCTGGAGCAAATGGTAGTGGTATATCGAGGGGTGTTGGTATACCGAGAACACCGATGATCTCAGTCAGAATCTCGACAACCTTCTTCTTGAAGAATTGCTCGATGTTCTTGTGGATCTCTCGTGCCCGATACTTTGCCTCCATCTCTTTCGAGTGCAGGACAGAAAATGGTCGGGGAGATAGGAATGATTGGATTTGGTCGATTAACTCCTCGACCTGCATCATTTTGTCCAGCACATCCAGCACTTGCTCTGGTGCCAAACGCTCGAGTGCAGTTGTCAGGTTTGCAGCATCAACAGAACTGATGTATCCCTTCGTTCTGATTATAGTACGCTTCTGGTTAGAGATGTCATCCTCCGCAGCGTTCATTGCTGTTGCCAACTGGGATTTTATCTGTCCTGGAAGTTGCGAGACGCCTCGGAAATACTCGTTTAGATTTCCGAGCGACAAATCTCCTCCTGCACCTGCACAGTCGAGATTAGATACGATGGGGAGTTGGATCGTTACTGTCATAAGAGATATTTATTCCTTATTCATAAGACTCTTATGTATTTCCGCCATACGAATTATGAGATTGGCAACAGCAAGTACGAAGCAGATAGGAAGCATCGCAAAGAAGTTGGTCTGTCCAATTGCAGTACCAACGATAATGAAGTGTGCAGCAGCAATTCCTAGCGCGAGTAGGACTGCGTCTGCCACAACCTTCATGGATAGATTAACAAACATCATCGACCGACCAATATATCTAAACCACGCTCCTGCCAGTTATCGCAGATATCGTTCGAGTGTTCCCAGAGCATATCGTAATACTCGTCGCTGTCCTCTTCCAGTTCCTCGAGAGCAGGAACCTCGCGTCGAATCATTGCTTCGATTTGGTCAGAGTCTAAGGATGAACCAGTGTCTCCGAGAGCAGTGAAAATGTGGTATCCAATGAAGTTCGGACACTCATCCTCGTATTCGATCTCGAGTCTTGCATCAGGATCGATTGCGATAATCTGGTCTGCCATCCACTGAACAAAATGTTGCGGCCAGTCCCATGCGCTAACTACACGCACGCAATTGTCCCATACCGTGTCAACATAGCAATACTTAGATCCGATGTTTTCCAGCATCCAGTCCCAAGTGATGTCTTCCTTGGCGACATCGAACAATGAGGTTACTGATGCGTGCGGATCAGTATCTATCTTGGCAAACCACTGATTGACAAGATCCATTGCCTGTTCGTTGCAAACGAAAGCAATTCTAGTAGTAACATTATTCGCCATAACAATCTCCTTATCGTATACACACAGTATACTTCATTTCAGGAGAATTGTCAAGCCATTTTTGAGTAATTTTGTGAAGTTTTTTTGAAGCATGCCCATGCTGCTTCTTGGAACTCGTCTGTCATATGAGAGGAGAGTCCATACTTATCGACTGCGATAGAGATATCTTTATACTTAATCTCGCACCAGCGCCATACATTGTCCTTGACATATGCATCGTAGTATTCGTTGTCAATCACGTAGTCGTGTGCCATGATAATATCGTCTGTCTTCAGAATACGAGAAAACAGATTAAACTCAGCAGGTTTATTACCGCCATCGCATAGCACGAGAGTCTGTCCATCACTCTGAATGTAGTCAAAGATGCGATCCAGATCCTCGAATGCATCCATTACTCGAACATCGACACCTCTGTTGCGCAGTCGATCTGCATGTTGAGTTTCTCTAATGTCATATGTGATGATTGGGGTATCACGGACCTCTGCACCGTTGGTAAAAATGATGTCTGTAAGTGCAAGTGTGAGTCCACCCTTTGCAGTACCAATCTCTAGGACGCGAGTGATGTTCTCTTGTGCAAATAGTTTATCAAATGCAGCGTAGAAGTTCTTGTTCTGTTGCGTGAAGATACCATTATAGATGCCACCACCCCATTGGTGCTTCCAGTTGGGAAACTCTGATTCGAATGCTTCTTTGGGAATTTCAAACGCCATCAGAATCCTCCATATGACCAGTGGACGGTGGAGTAACGAATACCCGACGTTAGTTCATCCACTTGGTGTCTAATATATGAGGGAAATACTAATAGATCCCCCTGATCAAAATCGAATGATGCTCGTTTCTCGTCCACTGTCAATGCAAATTTACCACCTTCGAAGGAACCACGATCAGAGAGCAGCACGATTGCGCTGATTTTTCTAACTGGTCGAGAAACGTGGTTGGCATAATTTGTCGGGTAGATAATGTCGTGGTGCATCTTAAATTTACCACCAGCATTGTAACGAATGAAGTTGTTCTCACTACAATGCTCGAAAATATTGATGTTCCACATCTCTTCGTTGAGTTGTGCAACTGCTTGTTTAACTTTAAGACAATATGGATTTGTAGGATTAATCATGCACTGCTCAGAGGTGCGTGCATCGTTGACTCCAGAATTATATCCACCAGTGGTTTGACTTGGGGCGAGAGGTTTCTCGAGTTGCTCTTTAATAAACTCTTCTGCCTCTTGCTTCATATAACCACGCCAGATAAAGGCAGGACCAATTCTCTCAAATGCCATCAGTAATATATTCCCTTGAATGCTTCTACTGGAATCTCTCCTTTAGGAATGCGATCATTCACATCGTGTTCCAGGGTGTCCAGTGCGTATTGTGTAATAGATGCTGCCCATTTTTGTTTATCTCCCAAGGCAGAGGTCAAAATATTTTTGGAGATAACTTGGAGGAATGAACCGATAGCAATTAGATCCTGTGGATCATCGCAATACTGGATAGATTCACAGATAAAATCGTCAATTTCCTCTATCATAACATGTATTTTCTCTCTCTTCTCAGAGACAGTTAAACGTCGATGCTGACGAGATGGTATGTTTTCTTCGTTCATGCATCTATTTATTACCCGTCAATACGACCCAATCTGTGAATCAGGTTAGAGATAATTGCCACATCTGGATGCGGGTCTCGTTCGCTGACACCTTCTGTTCGCATGCACTCGATAAGATACGAGTGCAATGCACGCTTAATTACTGGATAATCTGTTGGTGCGAATGTTCCACCTTTTGCTTCTTTAACCATTAGTCCCATAGTCCTCTAAAGTAGACACCAAACAGACGGGTGCCATTGTCAATACGCTTGTTATGTGCCTTCCATCCCTCAACATTGAGGACACCATTTTTGAAGTAAATATCATCGTTACCATCTTCCACCATCTGTTCGAATGTCCATATCATTTCATCCATGACCCAGTCCCAACGCTTGTGCCAGTTGCTGTCAGTTTCAAACTCATGTCCTGGATCTTCGGAGGCAGCAAAGCGAAGTTCTTCTGGAACATCTTCATCTGCCACGGCAGGTGAACCATGCTTGGTTGCCTTGAGTTGCTTTAACATAGGAAGAATAATCATAGCAAGAGTATCGTCCATACTCCATGTGTCATATGGGTCGATACGAATCTCGACTTTCCTCTTATTGAAAAAATATGCGGATATTTCGGTAATTGGTGTATGCTTATCCAACCATTCTCCGAATGCAAAAACTGCATCATCGTCCTTGTCTTTCCAGAACAGAATCTTTTCTGCAATCTGGTATGGACCGAACCAACGTGGATATGGACCAATGTTAATCTTCACGAGAATTCTTCGAAAGTTCAGTTAGATACGGATCTTGTCCCCAGTCAAGTGGAATATCCATACCATCGAGTGATTGTGCGATCTTGGTGATGCCATAAACTGCTAGTGCGGCAACACCAAACACTGCAACATAGGGAATCGCTTCAATTGCCTTGTCCTTTAAATCATCCTTGGTCATTGCCATCAATTCCTGGAAATATAGTGCTAATGCGGGACAAACCGTAATCTTCTAGTTGCTTGTCAGTGCAATACCATGACAGTATAACATCAACTGCATCGATATGCTTCTGAAGTTCGACGTTTTCTGCCTCCTGATCATCCCAGTTAAACACACCACTACCACCAATCATAAGATCATTAACCCATGACTGGCGACAACGAATCAGTTCGTCTGCGACAATGCGGTCGACCTGCTCTATATCAAGTTCTACAGTATACTTACTCATCTTCATTTACCTTCTTATAACGATTGAGAGACCCATCTGCTTCGACTACCATAATCTCGCCAAGATTTTGTGCCATTATACGTTGCTCGCCTTCTGCTACGATGTGTTCACGTTCGCGCAGAGTGCGCATGACTGCATTGGCAATACCGAACTTGTTGCGCCCAGTGTCCATAGCATTCTGCGCTGCCTCTGCGCATTCTTTGTAGACGTCGTCGGGTAAAGACCACGAGATATCCATCGCATTACCAAAATCACCTACGCGACGCAGATACTCCTGCCCACCATCTACTGAAACAGCACCACACGTGCATGTAACAAAATCGTGGCGATGCTTGGAGACGATCTTATCCCCGCAACTCAAACATAATACTGCATTCTGAACAATCATGATGAAACTTTCTTATGGACCATAGTAATGTGCTTACACTTATTATGGAAATTGAACCCCGTGCAATCACAAACCCATCCACTCGGAGTCATAGTGGTATGGTAAGTCTTACCCTTGCAGTTGGTATAAGGCCAAGCGAATCCAACTAGATGGTGTTCATTACTGAAGTTGATACCAGCAAGAGCAACGGGACGTCGATATGGACTAACACCTGCAACATTCATGGGAACATTTCCTTATCATTTAGCATTTCGTCACGCTCTTCAGCAGTAACCTTATTAGACACTATACCATATATGGTGACAGAAATCAATAGAATTACCAAAATAAAAAGAATATTATCACTGTCCATAATTAATCACATTCACGAAATCAAGTTTCTGGTCTTCATCCCAGTCTTTAAGATAGACATTATCCTCGTCAAACATACGAAGATATTCTGCGCTAGTAATCTCACGAGTGGATGAAATCATCTCGTCGAGATGGAGTTGTGAGAACTCTTTGAAGTCATCGCCTACGCACATCGTTACCTCATCCTTAGCATCGGATGCACTGTTTGCCTCAACGACATATCGCATACGGAATACGCTAACTGTTTCTACAAGATATTTTGGCATTAGTCCAACTTTCCATCATATGTGCGCAACCATGGTTGCCCAGCGTTTACATTAATCTCTCGTTCTGTCTCGAAAAGCATCACACCTGCCTCTTGGAACATCTCACGAGTGACATCCCAATTGAATCCTTCGCCTTCGCGATTTGGTTTGTAACTGACTACCTTCGAAATACCATTTTGGATAATCGACTTAGCACACTCGTTACAAGGAAGGAGAGGCACATACATCGTGCAACCTTCTACGCTATGTGGTGCATTGTCAAGAGCATTGCGTTCAGCGTGACAAACAAACAGATGTTTAGTTGGGCGATCTTCATAACGCTTGACATCATCTTTAACTCCTCGAGGGAAACCATTGTATCCCATAGAGACGACACGCTTCTTATCATCTACGATGACTGCGCCTACTTTCGTGCGAGGGTCGTGTGACCACTCAGCGACGTGCTCGGCGAGGTCAAGAAATCGTTGTGACCATTTACTCACTATCATCTTCCCCGACGAAATCGTAGGGAACATCTTCGTCCTGCTTACGACCCATATAGTGGTCATCGCTTACGCAATAGAACTGTGCCTGTAGTTGACTATTGATAATGGTGCGAGTGACATCACCAGCAAAAGCAACGCATTGCTCTTTGTTTGCAGACTCGTAGACATCCTTTGCTACGAACTCACCCTCAGTGGTAAAAAGGAATACAATCAACCAATAACTCATACTATAACTCCCACAAGCAAAATACCAACGACGAAAGCATTTACTGCAATCAACGCTTTATCCTTCATAGCGAACCCAGCATAACCCCAGAGACCAGCACCAGCGATAGAGACCAGAAGATCTACTGTGTGATAATCAAATGCGCGACAGGTCGCAGCGACGACGACACATGCAGTTCCTGCCCATTTCACGGTTTCAAGGAACACGTTCTTTTTTACAACTTCACTCATGCGAATTCATCATCCTTCAAAACCATCACGCCACCAACAAGCATCATCAGAAAACCAACAATCATCTGGACGCCGAAAGCAACTGCGCTTGGGGGATCCCCCGCAACACAGTCAGCAGCAGCGCGACATTCGACGTAGAAATCTTCAGCGCCGATCGTACCAGCAACGAGGAGAAAACCAGCGAGGAGCAAAATATATTTCATAACAAATTCCTTTTCAAACTATAACTCATTCTACCCTAAAACGGAGATAAAGTCAAGCTTTAATTTCATCAAAACCAAACGTAGCACAACGGAACAGTTTTCCGTCTACCTCGAGGATGTCGCCTACTGACATCGAGGAGCAGGGACCGAGTTTCTCAACCGTAGCACCTTCCCAAAGATTCATGGCAGCGAATGCTTCTTCCATGTCAGCGGTATCAACGTTAGCAACGTGGGTATAATACTGGAAGTTCTCTGCCTTGAAGGGGACGGCAAACGAACGGGTGAAGTATGCCTGGATGCGGTCGCTAGTTTCGCCGTTGTTAACAGCAGTGATTTCAGCATCAGTCAGTTGAATTTGGTAAACCTTAATCATTTTCAATTCCTTTTCTTATTGTTACCATTCTACCCCAAAACGTGGTAAAAGTCAAGCCCCTAAATGAAAATAATTGCTTTTTTTTGATTTAAATTTTAAATTGGGCGAGGCAATCATCGTAAGATTCTCGCATTCCTCCTACTTGGAAGAATATCCTTTGTGCTTTGTTATCTGGCAACCCATGCACGATGGAGGTGTTGATCAGTGTCGCTTCGCTGGAATAATCATAGTTGCAGACCTCGACGTCATTCTCATACCAGACGATAGGAGCATGAAACGTTACAAGAGGTATGGATATTACTGCAGTTCTAGTGTCAGTGTGTTGCGGGAGTTTGCCCTCTACAAAGGATACCTGACTCCACTGGTATACGTGATTCGGATCACTATACGGAGATTCTGGGACAAATAGGTCACTAATCTTCTTGAAGAGTTGGTGTTCCCTGTAGTCTTCAGTTGCATCTCGGAGAAAATATTGAGAGTATTGTTCAATCGTATGACCCTGGACTACGTAATGATATGCCTGCGACTGATAGTTGTGTGACAGAAAATTCATAAATCTCCAATCAGTGCTGTCTAGTGCCAACCCGAGTGGTTTATAATAAGGGTACATGCTAATATACTCTCATCTTTTTGATAAATTCTTTCATAGTCTCATAGTCAGAAGAAGCCTTAACATTCAACACCAACATGGTGCAGTCATCGACATATGAGAACAAAGAATGTGCTTTGGTGGTATTCATAAAATACGTGGTCCCTTCTCTCAGTTGCACAACCTTACCATCAAAAATCCAAGACATGCTTGACGAGTGAAAATTGTAGAATGGTACGACGATTCTAAACATGTCATTAGGCAGACCGAAATTGTGGTCTCTGTGTGGCGGGAAAAAACCACCCTTGTCTAACCGCAGGAAATGTGACCGACCCAAGTCTTCTCCGAAAAAATTTAACAGTTCATTTACTTCAGGTATCTCGCATGACAAAGGTGTGCGAGTTTTAAAATCAGAATCACGATGTATTATACCAGTTTCGTTATAATATTCTCCCAAACTTTCAAGATCCGGAACACCTGAGTATCCGCCATCTAAACTGGTCATCGATAATCCGTAACGATTGTACCCCTGTTTATATGTGTTGTATTGCTTCCATTCTGGATGCCCGAGAATAAGATCTCTATACTTGTTTACGGGAATATTTGGAAATCCCAGTTCTATTATATCTCCATATGAGATTACGAATTCAGTTAGTGGGTTCATTTAATTAGTTCCTGGATCTATTTTGCCGAGTTGATCAAACGCCCACTGTCTTTCCCTACAATGGTAGCACCTGCCGCATCTGCCATATGTTTGCTGCGTGCAAGTATGAGATATCTCAAGCAATCTTTCGGTACCATGCATAAAATGTAAATCAATTGTATGCGATTTCATCAATTCATTGAACGGCATGCCCAGATATTCCGGAAATGGATTTGTATCTACTCTATACGGTTTTTCTTCTGGAGTAAGGATCAACTCGGACGTTTCTCTATTGTCCGCTAGATAAACAAACAGTTTCCCACCCGCTGCATATTCGTCGAATACTGCACGAACGCTTTGTTGAATTTGTTGTGAGTGGTGTAGTTCTTGGACGTTTTCTGCACCAAAAATAGTAGGCGCAGGTAAGTTTATATCCAGCATCTCATTTATGGCAGCGACTATTCCAGGCGAGTGCACCTCTGCACCATCTGTCTTGGGCACCGTAAAGATATACTTTATTTCATCGACACTACGACCCTTCTTGATCAATTCTGAACAAATCATATACAATAAAATAGAACTGTCTGCCCCGCTACTCAACATAATCGCAAGGTGTCGGTTTTCGGGTAAAGGTAAAACGAAAGAACGTCTATCCTCCGTCGGTCCACAAGTAAATACTGAGAAAAAAGAAGTATCAATCATGCGGTTTCTCCCCGCAATTGCTGGAATTTGTCAACTTTAGCATTACATTTTTTCCTTATGTTTCAACATAATCTAACTTTTTCTTTTTATAATCTTCAATGAATGCAACTTTCGTATACTCCGAGGGACGAATACCGCCAAGTTGTCGAAACGATTTCATCATATCCTCATCAGTTTTTCCATCTACATACCAATCATCCATTCTCCAATGGTCGACTCCGTAATCTAAATAAGAATCATTCGCCCAGAAATTTTTGATGACCCATAGCACAACGTCCCTTTCTGTCAACCCTGTATTACTTTGCCATCTATTAAATAGGACTGATTCATCCATGTGTCGCATAAACAATCTTACCTGATTTTTCATCTCGGGTTCAATCTGATTACTCTGGAATATAGGTAGTAATTCAGGATCATCCTCTGACAATTGATGCCCCTTGATGTCTATTAATTTATATCCCTGTTTTTCGTACTGCGTTGACAATACGCTAGGACTGGTATTCTCTAACGTATTACTAGGAATAACCAATGGATGTATAAGTACGTTGTTGGTTTTCCAGTGTTCTTCGCACCATTTTAGAGTCTCACCCATTGTCTCTTCTGTGTCATACGGTAGTCCTGCGATGAGACTGATTGAACCTCTGTAATACCCATTATGCTTTAGAAAGTATGCTTTGGTATCTAGAAGTACTTGTTTAATTTTATCGCTGTCCATACCCTTACCGATTGCAGCAGCACTTGGGCGATTAAATGATTCTATACCATAAAATTGTCCGTTAAACTGCATGCGAGCTAAATGCTCTATGTCGCCTGGACGAGTGTGTAACAGATCGGCACGAATATAACCGCCAAACAATGGTTTGAAGGAAAACTTTTCAACTTTATCTGCATATTTGATTATCTTATTGGTATAATCATTGAAAGTTTCATCTGCAATAGAATATCTGTATAACCCCCAGTTGTCATAATTTCGTATAAGATTGTCGCTAAAATCTTCTGCATCACGAGTATGATCATCCTTTACTCCCAGTACAGGATACGTGCAGAATGAACATTTGAACCGACACCCTCTGGATGTTTCTATGGTTGTATGCTCAAATGGTTGCATGAAATCACGGTTTTCATAATCAACAGATAAATTACGCATAGGAAATGCAGGATAGTGTGCAATAGCATCGACAACTTTTCTCTTGTCCCCCTCCTTGTTAATGACTTCTTCTGTCCACTTAGCAGTGCCTTTCAAAATCTCAAGCATGGCATGTTCACCATATCCTGTTACCATGTAGTCAGCAGGAATTAAATGTATGTTATGAAACTGCGTTGATCCAGTAATGATAGTAACGTCTGGATAAGTTTGCTTCAACCATGTAAAACAGCGATATAATGTCTCTGTGTTCATTCTAAACAATGCACCCAATCCAACAAATTTGAACGACGGTGACATTCGTGAACGTATCAACTGTTGAAATTCGCGAAATGTCCAAGAAGGAGCAAAATCAACAACCTCGACAGAGAGACCATTTTGACGCAAGAATGATGCAATTCTGTGCGCTCCTGCGCTTCGGCGAACGGAACTATAACTGATTGTTGCATCCTGCCGACGAAAACCCTTACTGTCCGTTGAAGGAGTTTCATCTATATTGATCATACCACCAAAGATAATGCCATCAAGCATCAATCCACCTCGCATCTTCTAGAATTTTCTTAAACTGTTCTTTATAGTGTTCATTCCAAATCATATACAACATCCATTGTTTTGTATAGTTAATTTTAAACGGTCCATTGTCGGGTAATGTATATGGGTGTATTCTGAAGTTTGGTTTTCCAAAATGCTTCCCGTCCTCGTAGTAATACTTAGGATAATTCACAGGATCGTTTATTGCCAGATATCTAAGTAATCTCTTGTTAAATTCATTGGCAGTATTGATTGCTCCATACCTTCCTGCTTCGATGCTACGATCTATTGCTATCGTATGAATGTCACCGTGTGCTCTTGCGAGTTGCATTCCTGGAATAGTATAACTACGCGAACTCAAATGTGTCATGTGAGAATCTATGTTCGATTCATGATATCCACCTCCACAAAGTATTTTACCATCTCTTCGGTAGAGAATATATCCATTTCCAAGTCCATCATATCTCTTTTGAACATACAACGCATGTAGAAACGAAGATCGAGTATTCTCCCAATTAACGGGACTCATGTTTGTTGCTCCAGGTCTTGTATCATCTATTGCATGGTTACAGAATGGCAACAACTGATCAATGGGATATGTGCTGTCTATCTGTTCAAACATTACCCAATCTCCGCATAATGACATTTTCTACAAATCTCATCTCTGGCGCGAACGATTACCTCAGCATGTGTTTCGGACACCCATATATCACTCAGAGAAGATTTCGAAAGGTCTCCGAAAACATACTCCATGTTGTAATCATTGCAGCAAAGAAAAGTTTCTCCCAAAGAATTTATATGAATCCATTCAGTAGTTCTATCCGTCTTAACATCTTCAAATCCCCGACAACCTATGACAGTGCCAGTTTTTAATCTCTCTTCGATCGAAGGTTGGTTTGAAATTAAAGACGACAACAATCCTGCTCTATCATGCAGCACGTATTCCTTGTATGGGATGAAGTTCTTAAACTTTCTCTTGGCAAATTTGTACGCCTGGAAACGTTCTCCCTTTACTGGATGCATATCAATTTGCAGGTTATTTAATTCCTCGCCTCTGTGAATGTCATTATCCCAGACCTTATCGTCGACCCCATTAATCAGTATGATCAAATTATCAAAGTCTGCCAGTTCTGTATCTGCATATTCTAAATTTGCTATCAATCTATCGTATTGATTGACATGCAACCCAGAACGACTTGCCCAAGTTTCTGGTTCGAATGATGGGATGTTCAGTATAATCTCAGAGATAACATCCTTATTAGACTTGATCATGTCTATCTTTTTGGGAGTAAGATTAATCCCATTGCTGAAAATGGTAGTGGTGAAGTTATACTTGCGAAGTAACTCCAGAAATTCTTCGAGATACCTATACAATAACACCTCACCGTAGTGTGCAGTGTAGATGTTTCTCATTGAGAGAGATACAACTCCACTCTCGTCGTTACGATGCGATGCCAAATCGGCAAGAATCTTTTCTACTAGATCTAGAGGCATGTGCACCCTTGTTCGCTCAGGCTGTGGGATATATTTTACTGGACAATACCAGCATGCAGCATTACAGAACCCAAACAAGTCAAGTTGGACGTGTTGGATCTTTATGTCCCGTAAGTTCTGTAAAAGATTCATGATATAATATTAAGACGAATTCGTGCTTCTTCTAAATCTTCATTAAACAGGTCATCATAATTTTCTGCAAGTAAGAACTTAGCATTCTTCCCTCGTAGATATGCATGTTGGACCATCGACAGATTTTTGTATGTAAGACCATACTTCAACAAACCAAGCAGACATATCGCGATCCAACCAATTGATTTTGTTTGTGCAAACGAAAATGCAGCAAGGCAAATTTCGCCTGTATCATTTGCAGGATATCCTGTCAATGTATGCCAAGTGTCATGTGTGTCGCGATATCTGCGTGCCATCCAATTATACGGATGTTTCGCTTCGATCCATTTACTGTTGTTTGATTTTCTCCTGCTGAGTTTCAGCAGGATTTCTTGGTTTGGAAATAGTTTGTGGCATTCTCTACCAACAGACCCTTCTGGTCTCTCGGAAAGTGTCGGGAAATACTCGGAAATTTCTTCAGAGGAGTATGCTATCTCACCACCCGATTCAGTCTTCATTAACTGATCGAGACTCCAGCGTAATGATGGAGGATTTAATGCATGAAGGATCTCGAAAATGAAAATTGTATTCGCAGGATTTCTACGAAGTTTCTTAAATGCTTTGTATGCACGAAGATAGTCAATTTTGTATTCTAGACTCATTTACAATAACCTTCAATTCGCGAAGCACTTTCTTAATTTCAATTGGATTACTTAGGAAGGCATAGAAGTTTCCACTATCTTCCAAGTCATAGACATATAGATGCTCATCAGTAAGAACATAGTTTATGTCTGGATTATAGTATAATTTATATGATGCTACGACATCCTCTGAACCGAGAAATGTCTCGTCGAAATTGAAGGAATTGACAACTTTGTTAGAATACAGTAACATTCTATTTTGCAGAAGATTTGCCGCCAAAAATTTACCAAGTTCGATTAGGCGTAATCCATGCGAACCTTTTACGTTCGCGAACTTGTAGATATCAGCGCTGTTGAAGAATGCATTACCAGTGGTATTATTTCCATTATATGTCATAACTCCATCAATCAAACCAACCACATCAACATCGGGATTATCGTCCACGATCGTAGCGAGTTTGCTCAATGCATCAGGAGCGAGATAATCATCAGCATCGACTTGCATATAATAGTCATGCGGGCGAGATCGGAAAATCTCTAGAACAGAATTCTTTCCCCTCGCAGGTGTCCCGTTAGATTCAGTTACCAGAAACTCTACATTGTATTCCTCTGCAACAGATCTCGCTTGCTCTACAAATGAAAAATCGAGAGTGTTACATACCACAACCACATCACTGGTTTGAGGTAGAACACTCTCGATACAACGTTTTAATTTTTCAACATCCCTTGAAGTAAGGAGTGCAACCAATATGTTCATCCGATCAATGAACCTCCTGCTTTCTTCTTCGCCTTGGCAACTGCCTCTTGCGTCTTGACAGTCTTATGGTCTTTTTTACCATAGTCTTTGGCAAGGGGACTGTTGGGATTCGCGTCTGCAATTTTCGACATCACTTCCTTGAAGTGGTCTGGTGGTTTGACGCCATCACCTACACCACCGATAATATTCGGTGCAGTTATACCTTGGATAAGGTGTGGATTTTTCTCTAGAAACTCTTGTAATGCGTCAAATGAACCCCAGAAATCATCCTGAGGTTCACGTGTCTCTGCATCTAAAACTGTATATAAGGGCATTGTTATCGCTCTCTAATTAATACCAAAATGGTACGGAGTGACGGGCTCGAACCGCCGACATTCTGCGTGTAAAGCAGACGCTCTACCAACTGAGCTAACCCCGCACAACGTGGTCCGCTGCATGGGTGGCAGCGAACGAATCAGGTTTGACCTTGGCATCAATACCAGTCGAACCCTTAACGTATCCCAGTGCTTCTTTCACTGCGATATTACTCTTATACCTTGGATTTGGATTTAAGTCAAGGTGTATTTCCAATTTTCTTTGACCAACTACGTCTAAAATTGCAGTTGCTGCTTCAATAGCAAATCCTGCTTCAGTAATTAGACGTTGACGTAGATTGCCAAAGTCGCGCATCTCTACGTTTCTAGAGAATAAATTACCACCATGCTTAGAATCCTTGTGGAGAATAATAACAGTGGAATACTTAGCAAACCAAAGACCGTTGCGTTTGAATCGAATGGAGTCCGCACCTACATAAACAGATGACGTCTCGCTTGAATTTAGAATTGCTTGTCTTGCTTCATCATACATAGGTCACCTATTGAAAATTGGCGGCGGGTGGTAGGAATTGAACCTACTTCTCAAGGTTTTGGAGACCCGTGGATTACCGTTTTCCCTCACCCCCGTAATACTTATAAAATGGTCGGGAATGTAGGATTCGAACCTACGACCCCCTGCTCCCAAAGCAGGTGCGCTACCAGACTGCGCTAATCCCCGAAAGTCAAGTCGCACTGTGACGCCTGACCCCGTACTGCCCAGAAAAACAGTACGTCGTATATGGTACCCAAGATAGGATTCGAACCTACATCTTACTTCCAGTTACCTTTGGCTCCGTTCGTAGCGGAGAGGGATACTTGGGCAAAAATGGAGCGGGAGATCGGGATCGAACCGACGACGAACAGCTTGGAAGGCTGACACTCTACCACTGAGTTACACCCGCATTAAACTTATTTATATTGGCGACTCGTACGGGACTTGAACCCGTGGCCTCTAGCGTGACAGGCTAGCGATCTAACCAACTGATCTAACGAGCCTAAACTGGTGGACAGGGTTGGATTCGAACCAACGTAGCATTACTGCGGCAGATTTACAGTCTGCTGGTATTAACCACTCACCCACCTATCCAAAAATGGTGCTCCCGAACGGATTCGAACCGCTGACACGTGGTTCTTCAAACCACTGCTCTACCAACTGAGCTACAGGAGCATATAATGGTACGCCTAGAGGGACTCGAACCCCCACGCTTTCGCACTGGTACCTAAAACCAGCGTGTCTACCAATTCCACCATAGGCGCATAAAAGAGTGACCACCTAAGTGTGCCTTGATTGCTTACTTCGCGACGTTGCAATCTTCCCATGTGAAGAAATATATTGCAAATTATTTCCGCACAACTTCTCGAGGTTCAGCATAGGTGGTCTATATTGGTGGAGAATAACGGGATCGAACCGTTCACCTTCTGCGTGCAAGGCAGACGCTCTACCGAATGAGCTAATTCCCCGAATCTATAAAGCGAAGTGGGAGGATTCAGTTGTACCTCCATGACCCAGTCAATTACTATCTGTAATCTCGGTCAACGACTCGTTACTGGTTAAGAGGAGTACCACTCCCCGAGTCTACATTATCCCCACTGACGAGGGGATTATTCAGTCACACTTCTTACGCCGACCGTCGCCAGCGATATTTGGTTGCAGAGGTTGGATTTGAACCAACGATTTCCGGCTTATGAGACCAGCGAGGACGACCAGACTCCTCTACTCCGCGATAAACTGGCTCCCTAAGATGGATTCGAACCACCGACCAATTGATTAACAGTCAACTGCGCTACCGCTGCGCCATTAGGGAATAAGAATGGTGCCCCCAGTACGATTCGAACGCACGACCTGATGATTACAAATCAACTGCTCTACCAACTGAGCTATAAGGGCAAAACTTATTTAAAGAACACACTATATGCCTATTGACACGCATCTTAAGCGGGACTCACAATAATGTGCTCATTAAATAAGTCTCGAAAGACTTATTTTATTATAACAATGTCAAAGAGCAGGAACTTTATTTATACATTCTACTACAATTTTTGTAGAAAGTCAACACTTATTTTCATTTTTACCAAAATAATTTGGTAGGGTCGGTGGGACTCGAACCCACACTGGAGGGATTTTAAGTCCCTTGTCTCTGCCTTTGGACTACGACCCCATGGGGTGGAAGACGGGACTCGAACCCGCGACATTCGGCATCACAAGCCGACGCTCTAACCAACTGAGCTACAACCACCATGGCGGAACATCAGGGAGTCGAACCCTGTCTACCCTTTACAGGTAGTACGCATTAGCAGTGCGCTGCATTACCGTCCTGCCCATGTTCCAAACCTGGAGCGCCGAGTCGGATTCGAACCGACGACTGGAAGGATTTGCAGTCCTTTGCATTTGACCACTCTGCCATCGGCGCTTGGTACCAGCAGTAGGTAACGCTCCTACCAAACCAACCTTATGAGAGTCGGTCGGACACTTATCCTGCTGGCATTGGTGCGTCTAGTAGGCTCCGACCCTACGACCTCACGGTTATCAGCCGTGTGCTCTACCAACTGAGCTATAGACGCATTAACTCTACTTCGAATCTGCCTGCGGAGTTACTGCCGCATCTAGAGGTTTTTCTGCTGCTTCTTCTGTTGCATTTGCTGTAGCAAGTGCTTCATCTGCTGCAGGACCAGCAGCTTCTGCAACTGATGGCGTTTCTGCGCTGGGAGCACATGCTGCTGTAAGTGCTACAACTGCTGCTGCCATAAAAGTCTTGATATTCATATTATTACTTCCTTCGTTAATAGAGTTTGAGAGACTAACCGTGATCTCTCGCGTGCTTATTAAGTAGCAACCCTAACTGGTGGACACTCTGGGGCTTGAACCCAGGACCTACAGGTTAAAAGCCCGTTGCTCTACCTACTGAGCTAAGTGTCCGAAACTGGTAGACCCTGTTGGATTCGAACCAACGACCTGCGGATTAAGAGTCCGATGCTCTACCGACTGAGCTAAGGGTCCATAAACTGGTAGACGAGGAGGGACTCGAACCCCCAACCAAACCGTTATGAGCGGTCGGCTCTAACCATTGAGCTACTCGTCTAGATGTAGATTCGATGCTCGAAATCCGGATTCACATGAGCGCCAACTACTTGACGCACGATGTAATAATAATCGATGAACCGATCACCGTCACGAGTATACACACCATGGGCATTCCGTGCTTCATCTTCCGACGCATACACGCCAAGGAGCACAGAACCTGCCATATCGAACTCACCTAGTAATGCAAAAACTTCCATAACAATTTCCTTTCAAACTATACACACAGTATACCCCAGATTTAAGAAAAAGTCAAGCCCCTATTTTGCATTTTATCAAATTATTTTTTGGTGACCCCTACGGGATTCGAACCCGTGATCTTCGCCGTGAAAGGGCGATGTCCTAGACCGCTAGACGAAGGGGCCAACTGGCGGAGAGGGTGGGATTCGAACCCACGGTACCTTGCAGTACGCTAGTTTTCAAGACTAGAGCAATCGACCACTCTGCCACCTCTCCTAAACGTTAGAGACCAATCGCGGTACGATATGTCTCTAGAATCATATCTTCTTCTTGCCGAATATGCGCTTCCTTTTTACGGAGACGAATAATCTGGCGAGTCGCTTTAGCATCGTAACCTTCGCCTTTCAACTCAGAATAGACTTCCTTACGATCTGCCTTCCTAGCATCAAGATCCGCTTCGATATTTTCGATGCGCTCGATGAAGAGGCGATACTTATCAACTGCAATAATGTCACTCATAATATTCTCCTACAAAATGGATGCCCCGTCAGGTCTCGAACCTGAACTCTTCTGAATCAAAATCAGACGTGTTGCCAATTACACCACGGGGCAAGAACCTCAATAACAAAACCAATATACTATAGATTTATAAAATAGTCAACACTTTTCTTCAAACTATTTGTATGGGTCGTAATTTCTTCCCCATAACCATCCACTCGGTAGACTGAACGATCTTGGGTCGACCAGATGCGTCTTACCACTAGGTTCAACACACCACCTTCGCACCCGCATACTTTGCATAAGACTCATCTTGCGACGAGTCTCGTAGGAGTGCCTCCGATTATACATCGGATTATTCTCTCCCCGACGAGTTCCCTTCATCGTCCTGCTAATCTTTGCTCGATGCTCGTCTGACAATCCATTGGCATTTGGGTTTTTACTACCCTTCTTTGCCTCGGCAATTTTCTCTCTGCCTTCTGGAGTGTGCAATCTATTTCGTCGGCGAGTTACCTTGTCAACGACTTTAGAGATCTTTTGTTGCTTAGAAGCAGTTTCGCGAATCAACTCAATGTTGGTTGTCTGTAGAATCAGTTCGCGAGGTTTTGGGACGATTGTTGGATCTTTTACGATCCACAGTTCCGTTTTATGTTGAAAGAGGTAAAACCTCATTTACAATGCCTTTATCAATCAACGTCAAATCATGTTCCCGATCAATGTATTTAAACTCTACATGGTCTGGATCAAATTCCTGTAGCGCCTCGAAGACATCCTTCGTATTTAGCGCCGAGCACGTATACACATCCAGTTGCATGAGAGCAGGAGAAACCTCATCCCAAACATGCATAGCAATATGCGATGTTTCGATAATAGTAACTGCAGTCAAACCACGATTGCCTTCCATGTCACTGTAAACAGCATATGGACCCATTAGTATCTTCATACCAATTTTATCAACCAGAGTCTTCATCCAGTCCTGGATTGCCTCTGCGCATTGTGGTGGATTCTTCAATTCAGCTCTGATAATCAGATGTTTATGCTCAAGAATTTGCCCCATCGATGTTCCTTCTTCGTAGGTGCTGGAAAGATCTTATTTATAAGACCGACAAAGACTTTTTTGCTCGAGACTGCTTCTTAACCTCTGGTTTCTTCCATCCAGGAAGGAATGATTCTAGCACATCTGCTAATGTAGGATACTTATCGAGGAGTTTCTGGTCCTTGACAAGATCGAGCAGTTCTACCTCAGTAGCTACTACGCCCTGACAGATCTGCATCCAGAGTTCTTCCCTACGCCACTGACCGAGATTCTTTGCGCTTCCATCTGGTAGCAGAGTTAGAAGACGACGAAACTCCTGTGTGATGGTGGTGTCGCCCATATTTTCGGGGAGACCTTCATCCTTAAAGGGAGTCTTACCTTCTGGTAGATTCCATGGACCTTGTTCGTAACCCACACCCCATGCAATAAATCGCATAAGAATAGAGTTGCCGACTGAGATTGCACCAACACGTGCGGAAAGTTCTTCTGTTGTTTTTGCTTCAACTGCCCAGTCAAGAGCCTCGTTGATTTGCCTAAATTTCTTGGGTACTATTGCCATTTAAAATTCATCCACTAGTTCAATCAATTGTGTCATACGATTAGCGATAAAGTAGTTCAATAGACCAGAACGGTCGCCACCCTTCTGCATCTCGTAACTATCTATAATACTTTCCTTAATATCTTCAGGAATTCTTGATAGATCAACCAGTTCGCGGTTGCGCTGGTAGTTGCGCCACATTTCATCACTGTTGATAAACTCTTCTGGTTTCTGAGTTTTCCATTCAGCGAGTTTATCTTTACGAATAGGACGCTGACGGTCACCATTGATGAAAGTGTCATCACAGGAAAGGATATTCGGAACACCGTCACCCTTATCGCCCATGATAATATGTTCCATGAGCACTGCTTCAGGTGATTCCTTCAACTTACAGAACTTCTTTTGAACAGGAGCATACTGTTTAACATTGTTCCACTTCTGCAGTTGCTGGAAGTCATGGTCACCAGAAAGAATAAGGAAAGGTTCAGCACTAGGCATGAGACCATCAGTGTTCATAGTCTGACTATACTCGGCGAGCACTGCGATAACATCATCTGCCTCAGCACCATCAACGTCGATTACAGGATAAGGGAAATGCTCTGTGAGTTCGGAGCGAACAAGGTGTAGCGCCTCGAAGATAGAGTTCCAGTCGAATCCACTTTCATCACGCGACTTCTTACGGTTTGCCTTGTAGTTCGGGAAATACTGACGACGCCAGTAGTGACGATTGTCACAGGCGATAACCATATCGCCAAACTCAGGACCAAACTTCTTACGATATGACCGAAGCGCATTGATAATCATGTGACGAACGAGAGGGATGTTTACCTCAACGTCACGACGACCCGCCAAATTTGCCATCAGACTGCTGATTGCAGTCTGGTTATAATCTACAACAATCACGTTTCATCATTCCCATCATTTAATTTTGTATCAAGTGCATTACGAATATCAGTTAGTAGATACGTTTCAGGCGTATCAATCCCACGTTGACGCAAGAACATCCCATATACCAGAACAGAAATTACTGCTGCATCAGCATAGAAACTATCGTGTTTTGTAATGCCAAACTTCTCAGTGCAAACCTTGGTGATTCCTGCCATGACTGATCGACCTGCACGTTCGGCGTCTTGATACGAGTTGTAGTCATCAATACCTTCGAGGAAGTATGTAAGAGATTCCTTATCTGGATTTGTATCTTCGAACTTCTTCTTAGGATTAAGAAAAGTCACGTTATCATTATCGCTCATCAAAACACTTTCAAAATTAATGTAGTCGGAGTCAGTCGCGCACGAACAGGTGCAGGCTTACTCTTAACGGCTGAGTACCATTTAGTCAAGTCTTTTTTCGCCAGTTCAGCAAATTCTTTTACTTGAGTCTCTGGTTTACGTAGCAACCGTGAGTTAGAGAAGTTCTCATCAAATCCTACAAGACTTGCACCCTTGACAGTAATGCTACCACTGACTGGGTTATAGTACTTGGAGATCTTTCGAGTCTTGGTGTCGAAAGTCCACACTTCACTACAGTTTAGCAGATTGATAGGTTCGACACTGGCGATACCAAGTGCAGTATCTTCCTTGAGGAACTTTAGGTTCTGGACCAATTTGGTCTTATCCTTTGGTTTCTTCTTACGAACCTTAGCAACCTGCTTGCTGACATGCGACTTTTTAAGATCGTTGACATAGGATTCGAGCAACTTGACGATATCCTTGACAATCTTCATACCAGACAGATGTTCGTAACTCTCGAGCAACTGCGATTGCATGTCAGTCAGTTTTGCCTTGGGTATACGACGAACTTCTACCAATTCAGCAAACTCGGCGAGGATAGGTTGAATCTTTTCGACGCACTCAAGGTAATGTCTGTCTGCCATACGATATGGCATAAGAATTTGTGCTATATTCTTTACATCTTCGCCAATGACCAGATTCTCGATCTCGTCATTAACATCAGATACAATGAAGTGACCTGCAATCAACGGTTTCTTTGCAACCTTGACTACAGGTTCTGGAGAGGTGTCATCCTCTTCGAGTTTGGTACGCTTATTGAAAGTTTCCTCGACCTTCTCCCAGATACGAGAGGTATCTCTGTCGTTAAGAGGGAACCCACGCATAGCGATACGAGCTGAATTAGCATAGGTGCGTGGAAGCAACTTGTCAGGAATCTTACTGAGAGTTTTCAGTTTATCCCTATCACCCTTGAACCAGTCGCTCAAGAATGCACGACAATCCTTAGCATCCACGATGTAATTATACCAAGAGAGAGCATTACCAAACTCTGCCTGATAGTTTACAGGTTCGTAGTCGGCAACCCAAATGGGTTCGACACCAACGAATTTCGATTCAGCAATAGGGACTTTCAACTTATGCATGGGTTCACCTCATCAAATTTATAGATTACTTATACCGCATTTCTGCAGAAAAGTCAAGCCATAAATTTGACATTTGTGATAGTATCATATCTGAAAGAGCGCCAAGCAGACTTTTCAGTATCCCAGACAGGTAGAACATCAGGGTTTACCACCTTACTTTCAGCAGGAGTTGTTTTCTTCTCGGGCACTACGCTTTCCTGCAGAGTACATTTGATGACTCGAACATCACCATTAAGTTTTGTGAACGTCACTTCGGCGTTCATCTTCTTAAGATTCTTTACGAGCATTTCACGGTCAATTTCCATAATCACATTTTCCTTACATTATTTTCGTCTATAATAATTTTACCATCTCTCCAAGATTTTCTGGGAGGATCTGGTGCGGGTATATCGTGGGTTGATAGATTATTTTTTTCCATAGCGAAGAAATCAGTGGGGTTTTCTACTACCACCTCAATTTTCTTCTTTGGTTTATGCTTCTTAACAACCTTCTTCGGTGCCACTGTTGGTGGAGTTGGATCAACCTCATCAACAGCGACAAAGTCTACTATACCCGCTTCTTCCTTTTTAGTCAAGCTTAAAATTGAAATATTTGCTGCAATAACCAAAAGAATTGCCAGAGGGTCGAATACGAAGATAAGAACAATAATCATCAAGCGCACTGCTTTGTCGATAGTAGCAGTATCGCCACTACCGTAGAACAGTTCTGCGATATATTTTATCGGACCTACTTCTGCTTCGAGTTTGAGATTTTCTGTTTTGAGCGGTATGAGATCAGTCTCAATAGTCTCAATGTCTGCAGTCGCACTCTCAATTTCTTTATTGAGAGACGCACGTTCCCGTTTCTGTCTGTTTCGAATGAAATTAGCATCGAGCACATCCTCTGCAGTAGTGAGTCTGTCCAAAGTATCCAAAGATGTTTGCGCATTTTTGAGTCTCCTTTCTGCAGATGTTTTCTTGCTCTCGAGTTGTTCTATCTTAATTTGCGTGGAACCACCAACAGTGCTATGTTCGATGTGCGCTCCACTTAGATAACCGAATACGCCAATACTTGTGATAAATGATAATACCACAATCGCGATTGTGAAATATGTTTTCAACAGTTTGTTTGCGGTTTTCCAATTCCTATACACCCAACTCGCAGTAACGAGTTTAGCAAATTCTAAAGATCCACCCATCGCTGCAACAGCAATAGGGGATGCGGGGAAAATCGCCATCAAACCTAATATCGAAAAGTAACCAGCAACTGATGTAATCGCCAGCGCTGCCAACATTAATAGTGCTATGAATAGCATCCAGGTCTCCAATCAGGTAATTTTAATTCTTTCAAGTGATCAAGTCTCAGACGCACATTCCACATTTGATTGATGCATCTGTCGTCGAGTCTATGCTCCCATTGCAGGATATGTTCAACTGCTTTGGCATGCGATTTGCTGTCGTATTCAGCGACAACTTCCTTGCGCATTTCGCCTTCATAGTTAGTCACATAAGAGGAACTTCCGAAGTATGTTTCGAAAAGTTTCTCTGTCTTACATGAATACCCAATATAAAATTTGCCGTCGTCGAAGTAAGTGCAATATACTCTATGCACCTTCTTCGGCAACGGCTTACGTTTTTTTCTAATTACCATAATCTACTCCGTAAGTAGACTATTTATTCGCTTTCTTGATCGGAATCGAAATCATATTCTTCTTGATCGATCCCTTCGCCGCAGAAAGGACAGTACAACACTCTATAATATTTACCGTCCATATCATGCTCTACAGAGAATAGAGCATTACAACTAGAACATTCGTGCTCCTCGTCAAGCATGTAAATTACACATCAGTAATAGTTGTAGTAGATATAATACCAACGGAATTATGATATTCGTCCATTGCACCACCTAGATTACCCGAGGCAACAAATGCTTCAAACTCTTCAGCGACTGCATCATCTGTGAACGTATATTCTAATACCTGGACATACATATCATTCAGGATATCGAAATGAAATGTAACAGTATCTCTATTATTTTCTAACCATTCATCCAATAAAGAATTCTGCGGGGGATTGGTCTGAAAATACCACAAAGTTTGATGTGACGGTCTAGTATTTGTAATAGTAAGTTTCTTCGCCATGATAGTTTCCTTCTCGTTTAAATTTATGCTGCCACACCCCAAACATCATCCCACTTGCCTGATAGTGCACCCTTGGCATAGTCGGTAGCACGATTTTCAAAGAAGTTGGTGTGTGTTGGTGCGTTGATCATTTCCTCGACCCAAGGCAGAGGATTTTTCTTAATCTTAAAGATACCCTTGAGACCGAGACTAATTAGTCGACGGTCACAAATATAACGGATATACTTCTTTACATCTGCAGATGTGAGATCTTGCATCTCACCCATCTCGAATGAAAGATCAATAAACTTATCTTCCAGTTCTACCATTTTCTCGGCGATGGTATAGATACTGGACTTCAATTCATCGTTCCAGAGTTCGCGATTTTCCTCGACATAAGTGCGGAACAACTTGATCATCGACTCAGCATGCATCGTCTCATCAACGATTGACCAAGTAACAATCTGTCCCATTCCCTTCATCTTTCCGTGACGAGGGAAGTTGAGGAGCATAATGAAGGATGAGAACAGTTGCATACCCTCAGTGAATGCACTAAATGCAGCGATATTGGTCGCGACCGATTCAGGTGTTCCATTTGCATTCGACAAATCCGTAAAGTAGTCGTGCTTTGCTCGCATTGAGTCGTATTCAAGGAATTCTTGATATGTCGTTTCTGGCATACCCAGAGTTTCAATAAGGTGAGAATACGCTGCAACATGTAGTGCCTCCCTTGCCGCAAATCCCATCAACATCATACGAATTTCAGGTTGAGGGAAATACGGTAGATAGTTCTTCACATAACCGCCAGCAACATCGATGTCACCCTGTGTGAAGAAGCGGAAAATGTTAGTCAGAAAGTGTTTTTCACCATCGGTAAGACGCTTCTTCCAGTCTTGCACGTCTTCGACCATTGGCACCTCAGTATGCAACCAATGTGACTGCTCATGCTTTAACCAAGCATCATACGCCCAAGGATAGTTGAACGGTTTGAAATACGATCTTTCACTCATTAATGTCATGGACGACCCTGACCCCTATACTTTTTGAAGTTTTGCTTTTTATTTTTATTCATTGTGCTGGTTTTAATCTTCCCATTACCAATCGAAGTACCTCTCTTATGAGTTTCGTTGATGCTGTTTTTCGTTGTCCCAGTAGACTTGCTGCCTTTTGCCATTAATTATTCTCCGCCCATTTGATTAAACCATCATAACCACCGACGTGATGTCCATTAATCCAAATTTGCGGAACAGTTGTCACCCCAGGAACTGCGGCAACTACATCTTCCCATAATACATCTTCACCCACCACACTTTCAATATACTGAATTTCCATACCAGTCATGAATTCCTTTGCCAATACGCAATAGGGGCAATCAGGTTTGGTATAAATCTCTGCAAAAAATTGTGTCATTTCTTATCCTTCGCATGCAACACAGGTGTCACCTTCGATCATTGCTTTGAAGTCGAGTTCTTTAATTACTTCTCGTTCAATACGCTTTGATACCTTATCTGCCTTACCAATCTTCTCGGAACGGCAATAGTATAGAGTCTTCAAACCTTGCTTCCATGCAAGATAATGGACTGCATGAATATATTTGATATTTGCATCAGGACGGAAGAATAGATTGAGGGACTGTGCCTGATCAATAAACTTCTGTCTGTCTGCTGCATGTTCAATAACCCAACGCTGATCGATTTCCATCGAGGTTTTGTAGACACTCTTAGTAATATCGTCCATCCATGTAAGGTGCTGCACCGAACCATCGTTGGCGATAATCGAGGACCAAACCTCGTCATACCAACCAGCAGGTCTGCCGAATGCCGCTTCTTCTAGAATAATCGCGTCAAGATATTTATTCTTATTCAAAAATGAACCCGATAGTGTATCTTGACGATATGCATTTGCTCGCCATGGTTCAATCGACGGACTAGTATTACCCATGATGATTGACGACGATGCGTTTGGAGCAATTGCCTGCATATGTGAGAAACGACGACCAGTGCCAGCAGCATCAGGTGCTTCGCCACGCTCTGTTCCAAGTTCTAGATTCGCAGTATCTAGACGATTCTTGATTAGTTTGAACATTCGCATGTTCGTTCCCTTAGCGACTGCCGACTCCCACGCAATACCCTTGCGCTGAAGATAAGCATGGAAACCTAGTGCACCGATACCAATAGAACGTTCGCGCTTTGCTGAATAGATCGCACGAGCAACCTGCTTCGGAGCATTGTCAATAAAGTATTGTAACACGTTATCTAGCATTTCCGCCATGTCCTTGAGGAACAACGGATCTTTCGACCATGCATCATAGTATTCTAGATTAACGGACGAGAGGCAGCAAACCGCAGTACGCTTCCTATCCGTTGGAAGAATGATTTCTGAACAGAGATTTGACTGATGAATCTTTAGACCAAGATCCTTCTGGAACTGCGGCATTGCACGATTAGACGTATCAATAAAGTGTAGGTATGGTTCACCTGTCATCATACGAAGTTCGAGAATCTTCTGCCAAAGTTCCTTCGCTGAAACTGTGTCGCGGATTTCACCCGATTTCGGATCGGTAAGGTTCCAACTGTCGTCGGCATCCTTGTCCGTCATACAACGCTCAACGATTTCCATAAACGCATCCGAGATGTTGATCCCATGGTGCAGGTTCAGTGCACGCATGTTGGGATCACCCGTCGGTTTGCGCATCTCTAGAAATAACCCAACATCAGGGTGAGAAATATCCAGATAAGCAGCATAAGAACCACGACGAGTGCGACCTTGACGGTAAGCCATACTAGAAGCATCATAAGTGCGAAGGTGAGGCATAACGCCAGTAGACTTATCATCTGCGGCGCGAATGCCAAAACCAATACCAACGCCGCCACCAAGCATAGACAACCAGTTAGTTTCTGAAAGATTTTCAACTAGACCCTCCGCAGTATCGTCAATGAAGTTTAGAAAACATGAGATTGGCATACCACGCTTCGACCGACCAAACGAGAGGATCGGAGTGGCATATGACAACCAGTGCTTTGACGCATATTCGTATAGACGCTGCGCATGTTCAGGATTAGAACCGAACGTCTTTGAAACAAAAGCGAACCGATGTTGTGGAGACGTTTCGTCGTCCTTCATATATGATTCTTGAAGTCGCTGAATACCTAGTTTGTCAAACAGGGAGTCCCGTGATAGGTCAATTTCAATATCCAGATAATTCTCTCTTGCCATTTATAGTCCCTGTTCCTTCAACACTTTTTCGATGTCTGGTTTGAAATATGATTCTGGTTTCAGAATCTTACCATCCTCGCGCTTTTTAATCTTACCATTATCAGAAACCTTGCTCATGTTAGAAGCACGCACTTCTTTCCACACTTCTTCAAAGTTGATACCAAGAGTTGCAAACAATCCTTGAACAACCCAGACTAGATCGGCACCACCGTCAGCAATGTCTCCAATATGACGACGAAGAAACCCATCGCAAAGTTCGCGGTATTCTTCATCGATTAGATTAATATATAGGCTTGCTTGCGCCATATTATCATCATTTAGATGAGGTTTTACACCAACATATTGATCCGCTGCGGACATAAATTCAGTAACGTCTTCTTGATAATTCATAGTATTTTCTTTCATTAGTGTAAAACTTCCATCTTCATTGGCAACCCACGTGATAGTATCACCTTCTTTCCATTGCAGTTTTTCGAAACCTTCCCAAACAATATAGTGCTCGTCTGCGAAAGGATCGTATTCAACTTTAATAGTATCACTCATTTGCGCACCTCTTCAAGAATGTGATATTTAGGTTCCCATCCGAGTCTGCGCATTTCATCGATATTGGCATGAGTGACTTCTCTCTCACCAACAACATCTTTGAAAGGAACATCTCGGTATCCATAGGTATCCAAAACTTCACTGACAGAGATCGGTTCATCCGACCCAATATCTACTATACCCGAATAATTCGGATTAGTCAATAGAATTTCAATCGCAGAGCAAATATCTTCAACATGCGTCCAGTCTCGAAGATGTTCTGTTTTATATTCGATTTTATTATTAAGCATCATATCATAGAACATATCAGGGCGACTGTCTGGACCATAAACTGTATGGAATCTCATACCAATTGAGGTATATGGCGCAAGTTCTTCCATCGCCTTTTTGCTGGTAGCATATGGATTTTTCCACCACTCATAAATTGAGGAGGAAGATGCATAGATTACCTTTACCCGATTAATCTCTGCCCATCTAAAGATGCGATTCGATGCAGTCACATTAGTTTCCCAATAACCTTCTGGATCGTCCCAACTTTTGCGAACACCAGCGAGTGCTGCTAGGTGTAGAACAACATCTGGGTTCCCGTAAGACTCTGTCATCTTCCATTCACGAATATCTCCCTCGTATGGAATTACAGTGTGATTCTTAGAAAGAATACGAAGCGCATTCCTACCGATAAACCCTTCATGTCCAGTTAGTAGAATTCTCACGGGAGTTTTCTTTCAAACTCTGCTTGTGCTGCCATGCTATCTAGAGCTGCCTTGACATCAGGGAAGTGATGGGCAATTATATCCCAGCACTGCACTGCAACGATACGGTGTTCCTTTTGAGTCGCCTTATCCATGCGCAACTGACAGTAGTGAACCCATGACCGAAGCGAACCTGCCATGATGATAGTTGATTCTGTTAGACCTTCAGGGAGAACAGCACGTGCCTGTTCCTTGGCGATACCATTTTCAATTGCCCACTCATAAGCATCTACCGCAGCATGAGTTAAGGTTCGTTGTTTCAAATCCCACTCTCCAGCAAGTTCGCTATCTTCAACTTCTACTGAGTTCTGTCTGTTCTTGGCATCCTGCAGACGTGCTTCCCGTACAACAAATCCCAGATCCTTGGTTGGATCGGCGTAACGCTGACTGTACTCTTGGAATCTGAAAGAACTATGCCGCAAAATCTGGCGGGCAATATCTCGTGTTGTTTTAATTTCCATTGCGACATGGACCATCTCCAGTGGTGACCAGTGTTGGTTCTTAATAAGATACTGAACCAGTTTAGGTGCTGTTGCGGTGTTGTTTTGGTTTGACGGATTAGATACTCTTGCTGCCCATGCAACAAGTTCATTAGCAGTATTACATTCTGTGTAGGCAGAAGGTTTCGACAGACTTACTAGGTTTACTTCACTCATTAAATGTTTTCCAATGCTTCCAACTTGTCTTTGTATTCAGCGATATGACCAAGTTCTAGTTCAATCGCACCCATGAAGTCAGTATGCTCATGAATTGCCATTGGGTTATTCATCATAACACGCACGTTCATTGCATGCTTTTCAATGTGTGCTTGAAAATGCTTCCGAAGCACATGTTTAATATCATCTTTCATTCAACTCTCCATGATTTTGTATTCAGTTTAATATTAGTCGGCCAATCACCCTCGGTAAATGACTTGTCGTGGAACCGTAGTTCATTTGTTGGCATGATACACAGTCTGCCATTGTCTAGTTCTATAAACATAAACTCCTTAGACTGCGATGGATGCATACTGTAACCATCGTTCATCGGAATGGCAGTAAACAGATAGCGACCAAACTCTCCAGTGCTCCGTATCTCTGCTCGCTGGGTGTTTAGATAATCATAACTGACAACTGAGAATTGATCACCATAACAATCCCATACCTGTGTATCATCAAGTCTCCAAAATGGTTCTGGTTCTACAGAAAATGCCAGAGCATGCGGAGGAACGCCACGGTAGACTGCACCACATTCCAACATCACATGGCAACCCCATGAATGTCCAGGTTTTGAATGTAATGCAAACCAAACGCAGGGTTCAAAGATATAAGGTTCTACATCTTTACGAATGAATGATGATTGCACCCAGCAGTAAATATGATTTGGGATGTTTCCCGATCCAGTATAAAGCATTACTCGACTTCAAATTCTTTGACAGTCTGGAACTGTGCCTTGCTTACGAAACCAATGCCCAATAGATGGTCTACACGGTCAGTTGCATCGGCATAATTTGCATACCTGCCATCATCGAACCACCACCATCGGTCGAGACCAAGAAACCAGCGAGGTTCGCGTCGGTATTCGACCAACCACATATCGTCTGTTCGATGAATACGCAACTTTGTAATTCTGGTATGACGGATTTCTACGCCATATTCATTAGCGACCAATTCGCTCATACTTTCCTCCACATGGCATACTTTGCCTTTGCTGATAGACCTTGAAACGTATTATCATTTATAATACTCTGGATTTCACCAGAAGTCAATCCATTTTCAATCATTTCATTAATATCTTTTCCTGGAACATCTGGCCAGATGACCATCTTATACCCCATATCAATATACTTATTCATCAACTTACCAACGTCTCTGTTTTTAGGTTGGTTGTCGAAAATAATTGTTATTTTTTCTTTCGGTATCGGGAGTTGGTCGATTTTTCCGAATGACGTTCCAGCACAAGCGATAGAATTATCCAGAAAAAGGGAGTCAAGGGGTCCTTCGACGACGAGTACTTCTTTTGTAGGATCGATTTGATCCAAACCGAAAATCGATGGTGCATCTTCATCTACCTTAACATTGATATACCGTAATGACTCACCTCTGATTCCACGAAGACTAACAACAAGTAGTTTACCAGCGCCATCAAGAAAAGGAATCGCGAGTCTCGGTTCAGTTGTGATGATCGAATCTTTGTATTTAGCATTAAGTTGAACCACGTCTTTAACATTAGGAATGAAATACAACCGATCAAAAGCAGAGCGAGGGATTTTGCGGTCAGTAACATATTGGATTACCTCATGATCATCTGGTAGTGTGTCAAGTCGATCCATAATCGAGTCGAGTAGTTTGGGTTCAGGTTTCTTGGCAAACTTCGGTTCTTCAAACTTGAGAACTGATTCTACAGTCTTGTGTGATGTCTTATTATGAGCGCCATCGGCATAACGCTCTACGACATATTGACTATAAAGATTTGCATCGAAGTTCTTCAGGAAGGTTCCGAAGTGATGACTTGCACCACACTTGTGGCACTTGTAATACAGATCGTTCTTCCCGCGATAGAAGTATCCTCGCGCCTTGCGCTTATTACGCTGTGAGTCGCCGCAGAGAGGACACCTGCAGTTATATAGATCTTGCGATTTTTTCTTGAAGTTCTCGAGACGATACGAAACCGAATGGAGATACTTGATATCAATATATAAACTCATAATATAGTTATACCCGATTCTGGGGTAAAAGTAAAGGGATTTATCCGATATATTTCATAATCATTGGAAGTATCTTGGTAATGATAGCACCGATAACGATACCACCACCAATCATAATATACTTGGTTTTTTCCAATTTGTCAATACGATTTTTATGTTTTTCTTCTTCTTTATCAACTGAACCTTTAAGTTCTCTGATAGCAGCAAGCATCTTGTCTTCGGTAGACTGAATTTTTGCCTCAAGTTCACGTGTGGTTGTTGTGATACGCGAATGTAACTCGGCGTTACTTTCCTTGGTTTCTTGTCTATGCACTTCTAAACTCGTGTAGATATCTTCGTTGACTGTTTCTTGCGCATCGAGTTTAGTATCATGAACAGCAAGCATCTTATTGATGCAGTTGGAAACATCACCAATCTTTTCGATGGCGAGGTCGAGACGACTGAACACGACCTGAATTTGCTTCAGATCGTGTTCGATTACCGCGACTTTTGTTTCCAAAGATTCCAATTACTTTGCCTTTGGTTTACGTGCTTTTTTGACAACTGCCTTGACTTCAGCAACCTTTGCTTCTGCTTTGTCAACAGCAGCAGTGATCTCAGCAAGATCTACCTTGCCATCCTTGTTAGTGTCAACGAAACCGAAAAGTTTCTTTAGTGCGTCTTTGATTTGATTAAGCATATTCTTATCCCCATGCTGCGAATTGTTTTGTTTTCTTAATACGGTCATCAAGACCATGCGTACCACCGTTTACGCGACGAGTAATCTGACCAATGACTGCATCGGTAACACCCTTACCCGCAATTGCAAACAGACCGTTCTTGTTGAAGAACCACAATGCTGACTCGAATGCAAGTTCAGTTGCTACGATGTCAGGATTTGTCAGAACATCAGGACGACCGATGTCTTGAGAGAATTGGGTGTAGTTGCTCTTACCAGTTAATTGGATCGGACCACGTCCACGGAACTTCCATCCATCACCCGAAGATTCTGGTCCATTGCCCATACGATTAGCATAGACCTTGTTAGCAATCTTCTCTGGTTTACGAGCATACCCTGCAGTCGATGCGATTGTTGGGAAGTACTTCTTGAAGATACCGTTGAGTCCCTTGTCACTGTAGTTCAGGTTCTCTTGGAATACCTTGAAACCACCTGATTCGTGAGCACACTGTCCGAAGAAGTGGGCAGCACCAGCAGTCGACAACTTGTAGTAATCTCTTGCTGCTTTGAATGTTCCTGGACCCCACTTACCATCAGCAGCGACACCACATTTTGCTTGTAGTGATTGCATTGGTCCGAGTCCAGCAGTTGATGTCGCTTGTACCGCTGCCTTAGCAACCTGCGCGACTGCTTGAACGGCAGGAGCACCTGCTTCTCTAGTAGTCGATGGATCGAAATCTTTAACAGGAGTATACTTTGTTCCACCTGCCTTAGACTTGGTAGCAACCAGACGCTGCTTGCGGTTTCCACCTTCCTTCTTAATGGAAGCATGGACCCAACCAGAGTTCTTGTCACCAGCAGCATAGAATTCTAGGATGACTTGGTCAAACTCTAGATTGTCAGCAACCCAGTCAGCAACCTTCTTATTGTCAACACCCTTTACTTCAAAGTCAATTGCTTGACCATTAACGTGCTGGGAAGTAGCAGATCCACCAACTGCCTTATTGACAAGTGGTGCACGATACGAAGAGTTGATTGTTACTGGACCAAACTTAGCACGAACAGGTTCGAGAATCTTTTCACAGCAGTAACGCATGTTCTCAATATGTTCAGCAGTTGGTGTGTTAGGAATGCCAAGACGCTTTGCGGTTGGCGATACAATCATTTCAGCGAGAGTAAAATGTTCAGTTAGTTGTGTCATTATCTTACCCCTTAGAATGGACCGAAGTCGTCGTCGCTGTCTTTATACTTATCGATAGCAGCCATTAGTTTGATTTCAGTATCTGCTTCGATCGACTCTGCTTTGGCGTGTTCAGTGTGCGCCTCAGCAAGATGCTTATAATCAGTCTTACCGAGTTCCTGAACCTTAACATTTGGATCAAACTCAGTGACCTTCATGCCCATCATCGTTGCAAAAGCACCAACAAATGCACCAATAATCATCGAGAACGCAGGACCAATAATCTTAAAGATCTCATTATTATCGATTAGATCGTTTGGCATAAACATGCCAACGAGGAATATGAATACAACTGCTAACATGATAGATGCTAGAACAATCGTTACCATCTTCATAATGGTAAGTTGGACTTTGCCCTTCTCGAGTTCAAGTTGTTCCAGCGATTCAATCGGTGGTGATGAGAAAAAATTTGACAAATTCATGGGAATTATTTCCTTCTTATAACGTTATTCTTTTTGCGCCACTTCTTCTGAGCAGCTTTAGAAACTCCAGGTTCCGCTTGGTTTGGAATGCTTGGATTATTTATACCGATACCAGCAACACCGCCACCCGCGACGCCCATGCCTTCTTCAGTAACATAGTCTTTAAATGACAACATTGTATTTAATTCCAATTGTTCTGCAATAGTTTTAGTTTCTTCGTGTTCCATTGTCATATAAAGAATTTCTTCTAGGATATCCTCGTCGTATTCGACGTTTTCCTTAACAAGTGCAATAGCAGCGGCGAAAGAAAGAAACTTACTATTCGCAAATGGAACTTTTTCTATGATTCGCTTCAACTTAAAGACCATACGGTGAAGGAGACTGTATGATTCTCTTTCTTCTTCCGTTGCAAGATCCTGTTCTCTCTTCAGGACATTACCATGTGCATCGATGATACCGAGACGATATGCATCTGTCTCGGTAAATGAAGTCGTCAACATACGTAAAATGCGGTATGTTATCAGTGCATCGACAAACCTGGCCATTAAATCCCTCTTAACTTGTTAACGATCGTCTGATCCATAAAGACATCTGGTAACTCATCTTCTGTCATTCGATTTAAGAACAACAGAAACGGTTTAATCAGAGGCATTAGATCCGAAAGTTTATAGACAATCATATCTGTCGCTGCTTGATTGAACACATTATATAGAACCAACAAATGATTTATAATAAGACGATCGTTTAAAACATTAGTATTTTGATATCGCGTCAACAATCTTCGAAGATAAACAAACCGCTTTAAATCTTCCTGTAAATCCGAAATACCAGTGCATCCAGGACTATCATAGTGTTTAATTGCGAACATTAAAAAAGTTTCTTCATTCAATACATTCATATTATGTTACCGTTGCTGTGCCTCCAATGAAATACCATCTTCCAGTCAAGCACATCAACGTTGCAGTATCACCCGCTGAATTGAAAACAATTGAAGAATGACCAATATTATCATTGATTGTTAGAGCATGACCACCAGTATTACTTGTCATTACAACAACTTTAATCTGCCCGTCAGTTCCATCTACGATAGAAAGAGTCCCTGCACCATCAGGCGAAGTAATCTTTGTTACCAGTGAAGCGATACTGATGGCGCCAGCAGAAGTCATTGTCTGCACAGCGCCACCAAGAATCAGATCGTCTTCCAGAACTACAGGAACTGGAATACCACCAAACAGATTAGCAACACTTACCTTGTGATCATATGGTGATGTTGCTGGTTTAACAACATACATCAAGTCTGTAGCAACAAGCGATGACGCTGTTGTTAGTGCGATAAGTTTGCTATCTGCCATTTTCTATTAATCCTCTGGGAACTCGATGTCATCAGCAGCATCATTGCTGATACCGTTCTTCGAAAGTGCAACCAGAACTTCATACTGGATACGACCAGCATGAGCACCAGTTAGAACCTTACGCTTTACCCAACCAGTGTGAGCAACAGCACCAGATTCTGCCTCGTCAATACCTTGGTTTACACCAAGAGCAGCACGAGCAGTAGCAGTTGTTGCAGTCATCAGATCGAAATACTGATCATTATTACCAGTACCAGAAATAAGGACGATTGTGAATGGCGTATATGTTAAACCAGTTGGTGTACCAGTAGTTGTAGTAAGCGCAGAACCATCTTCACCCGTCAGAGTAAATCCAGTTACGGATGGCGATGTACCTGTAACAGCAGAAACAGTATAGATGCTGCCCGTCGCATATCCAGAAATAGTACCAGTTCCACCTAGTGTACCAGTAATACGAATACGATCACCTGCTGCTAGAGTAGTTGCGGTGCAAGTAAACTGACCGCCAGTTCCAGAGATAGCAACACCAGCAAGTGCGGTACGACCAGCAGCAGCGGATTCCGATGCAGCCAAACGGAACAGACCAGTTGTAAACCCTAGAGCAGAAACAAAGTATGAAGTTCCGTTTACTAAACCAGTAACAGCAGTACCACCATTATGATAATACTTGATTTCTTCACCAGAAACTAAACCGTGAGTAGCATAAGTAAACTTCTCTTCAGCAATAGTAACAGCAGATGTAGGCACAGTTCTGCGTGGAACCTGAAGACTTACAGTTGGTGCAGTTTCATATGAAGAACCATTGTCTGTTACAGTGATTGCAGTAACTACGCCATCAGAGATGGTCGCTGTTGCCTCAGCATCAGCACCACCACCACCTGAGAAACCAACAGCAGGGGTTTCAAGGTAACGTGTACCACCTTGGATCAAAGCAACTGCCGAAACATATCCACCTGTTTGGTCGCCGTGAATTTCGGACCGTCTTACACCAAAAACTTGTGTCGATTCAAAGTCAGTTGTCGCAGCAGAAGCCATCGACGTTGGTTTTTCACTAACACGATAATCCTGACCTGAGAATGCAGTCAGAGTTGTTCCTGGATTTGCATTGATAACAGTGGCGGATGTTTCGCTGGCAATTGCAGTCACAATCATTTCCTGGTCGCCGACGCGAACGATATCGTTGACAAGCATTTCATCTTCAAGAAAGAAACTGTCAGTGCCTGTTAGAGTTCCGCGACCAAGTGCAAGTGGTAGTGTGAATGTATGTGAAGAACCAACACCATCAGTTGATGCTATTACTGTTGGAAAATTATGTAGTGCATTCGCCTCTGTGGCAGCAACCATGAAAGTGTTTGCTGTTACGTTGGTAACATAGTATGTGCTACCAGATGTCAGACCAACGACCGAAGTCCCCGATCCGTTTGAATATGCAACAGGATCACCCAGTTGGAATGGATGATTTGCTGAAGTGTAAACACCAGCAGCATGACCTGTTGCGGCGTTGAATGTAATAGCAGGTGCAGTAAGAGTTACTGTACCTGATCTTAATTTACTATCTGATTTACCCCATGCGGACATTAATTGTCTCCCTTTTTAAATTCTTGATCTACGTGATTGAAAAATTCTTTTCTTTGTTCTTCACCAAGTTCCGAGGGAGACTTGATGTTATAATGTTCTAGAGCAGCATCAAACTTAGTCTTATATGATTCATTCATTGACTTTGCTGCATCAATATCTTCTTTGGTCAGTTTCTTGACAGCCATTGAAATACCCTTGTGACGCTTAGTGAGTTTTCTCTCCAGCGGATTATTTGATTTATACGGAGTCGATGAAGAAATTGCCGTGCCATCCTTTATACCGCTTCTATATGATGTCATGTCAATAGAGTCTTTTGCTTTATTGATGTAGCGACCCATGGTTTTCTTCGAGATCTCATCGACCTGTTCGACTTCTTCCTTGGTAATTTTATCAACTGCTCTCTTGATACCTGTCTCACGATTCTTACGGAGACGCTCTGCTTTATCATAAGTTGCTTGGTTGAATCTCTTACCGAAGTGTCCTGTTTCACTGTCACCTTGGTAGGCAGCGATCTTTGTCAAAGGAACATTCTTTGGACTCATTACATTCTTTGGTTGCTCAGCACCTGATGCTTTCTTGACATAAGAACCCATGGTCTTCTTTGAGAGTTCGTCGATCTGCACTTCTTCGTTGGCATTTACTCTTGCTTGCCCTGTAAGTTTCTTCATTGCTGTCTTTTGACCAGCGCCGCGACTTGCAGTTGGACTATAGAGCTTACGGTCAATAGGTGTACCGAAGTTCATTCCAGTTGCCTTGCGAAGTTCATCGCGAACTTTGATTCCATGTTCTTTACGAGATTTCTCATCTTTTCTCGATTTAGCAATATAAGAACCGAGTGTAGCACCTGAAAGTTCGTCAATTACTTCGACTTCTTCCTTGTTCATAGACTTAGAAACTGCATACTTAGTTGCCGCTCCTGCTACAGTTCTACCAACAACACCCGCTCCTGCTTTTCCTGCTGCATATCTTGCCGCTGCTCCAGCAACTAGAGGTAGGACTTCATCAATCTGCACTTCTTCACTCATCTCGCCTTGCATGTAGTTGCTTGCGGTTGAGATATAATCTTCTGCCAAAGTAATCTTGGACTGCACCCACTCAGGAAGATTGGTGTCATCAGAAAGCATGTCATGCATACGTTGCGAGTTAGCAATGATTGACTTCAGTTGACCCATTGCCATGTCACCTTCGTAGTCATACTCTGTCTTTTCTTTTGCTTCAGTAGCATAAGTCTTAGCACCAGCACGTGCCTTATTAAAGATTGAATCGTCGCCGAGAACAATGAACATCATCGAGTTAATGAAGTTTGCCATGACATCACGTTCTGCACCCTGAAGTGTCATACCACCTTGCACCTTCGCAATTGCCTTACGAAGAACAGGAATTGTATTTGATGGCATCAGACCAGCACGAACTAGTTGCTGAAGACGACCATCCAAGTCTTGCGATTCAGCAATGACAGTATCTTTAATTGTTTGCTCTAGATTCATTTGATATTCCTCTAATCTTTTCTATATTTATATTATTTAGAGGTCGCCCGTAGCATCCACGCATGTTTAGCATGAATATCTAGACGCTCTTCAATAAGGTTTACCAGACCGCGATTACCGTCTGCATCTGCAAGTTTATGTGCAGTGTTTAATGCTTCAATTACGGAAACATTAGCATCGATAAGATCTGCAAGCATTCCCGAAACGTCAACACCGTAAATATTTGATTCTTTAACTGTAGTGGTTGATGTCAACTCAGTCATATTATATGGAGCATAGTCATCTAGTGCCCGAATCTGCTCGGCGATAACATCTACTGCAGCGAACAATTCCAAATAAAGAGTGGAAAAGAAATCATGCAACTGAGAGAAGTCTTTACCTTCTACGTTCCAATGATGACCATGCGCCTTGAAATACATTGCATATGTATTTGCGAATACGATCTTCATTGATGTCTGTAATTCATCCATATCAACAATTCCATTTACGTAGTGCTAGTGCCTTGCGAGTCGGACGACCCTTTTCGTCTTTCATTGGACCTTCTACACCAGACATTCTAGCACAGAAAGACTTGCGACGATTCGCTGCTTTACTGCCTGCCTTCAACTTAGAAGGAGGAGTGGTTACAGGTGCCTTTAGATTACCACCAGACTGTCTATTATAGTAGTCACGACCTTTTTGTGTGAGTCCGCCAGTAGAGGACTTATGTCCCTTACCATCAACTGCTGCCTCTTTAATGCACGAACCTTGTGCACACGG